TGCGTCTGCCAGATCGTGTACGGGTTTGGAAGTCGACGGAGGGAACAGCGCGGGCCTAGAAGGCCCCGTAATGCCCCCTGAGAGCCTCGTAGACGGACGAACGGTGCGGATCGATAGATGGCACCGGAGACAAGCGAAGACGGCCGCAGAGCCGTCGCCGGCTGACGCCCGCGTAGGAAGATATTCGTGTGAAGTGCGTCACATTCTACGGGTGAAACGCGAAAGTGGAAGGTTCCTTACCTATGGAGGGGTAAGGGAGCGAGCTCCAGCGAGCGACCGCACCCCGACATAGGTTCTTGTCGGGGTAGTCGAACGGAGAGAGACTACCCCCTTTTAGCGACCTCCGGTCGCCCAGGTAGGTACCGAACGATGAGTGAGGTACCAGACCGAGGGCGGCCCTTATGGGGGCCGCTCCGAGGTCAGTGGTTGGTTTGGGTAGGTACGTTACGTAAGCATCACTCACCAACAGAACCAGTGGTTACGTAACCAGGTACGTTACGTACGACTAGATACGTAACAGAACCACTAACCCGTGGCCGCCCCGAAGGCGGCCCGCAGCGGGTTACGTTTGTCAGGTATGTCACTAGGGAGGGCGATGGGCTGGGAGTCATCTGACCGTCGTGGGCGGCTGCCGGCCGACTGGCCTCGCATCCGACGCGAGGTTCTGCGGGCGGCTGGTCACCGCTGCCAGATCCGCTACGCGGACATCTGCACAGGGATGGCTACCGAGGTTGACCACGTCCGCTACCGCGACGAGGAGTCACCTACCCGCGCGTCGTGCAAGCCGTGTCATGCGCGGAAGTCCGCGATGGAAGGCGTCGCTCAGCGCGCGAAGCTGCGCGCGATGAAGAAGCGGCCACCGCCACGTCACCCAGGACGCCGCACACCCCGGGAGGATCAGTGAGCGAGCGGTTCTACGTGCTGGACTGCGACCGGTGCGGGAGGACGTTGGGCTGGACTACGAACGGAGCGTTCCCCGTCGAAGGACTGACCCGCTGCAGCGAGTGTATGACGTAAGCACATAAGGGAGGGTTATGGAGGACGAGGACCTGGACGCAGATCGCAACGACTGCGTCCACGGGGTGGAGGGTCCGTGCCCTGTCTGCCTACCGGAACTGTTCGAGGACGGCCCGTACCAGTTCTTCCCCCAGCGCTACATCACAGGCGTTGAGGACCCACTTTTAATTGAGGAGGGGTGATGAGGGACCTGACTAAGCAGGGGGCCGAAGGGGCCTCCTGGATACCGATGAGGATCTCAGGATCACCAAGAACGGCTCATCTTTCGCATAGACCCGCCATTAAGTGCGCGGAGTGCTTCCGGGATGTAACGGTTGGGGCCGGTACCCGGGACCGAATGCTGTGCGAGTACTGCCTCGTGATCGAGGCTTTCGAGACAACGGAGGGCCAGGCGTCCTCGTAGCCCAGGAGGCGTCATGCCGGGTCCAGTGCCCAAGCGATCGGACGAACGCGTCCGGCGCAACACCACCGAGTACGGAGAGGTCACTACTCTCCCCGTCTCCGGACCCGTGAAGTCCCCTCCGCTCGGTCTCACCGATCCTCACCCGATCGTCCGAGACCTCTACAACTCTCTAGCCGAGTCGGCGCAAGCCGCGCTTTATCAGCCGTCGGACTGGCACTACGCGAAGTTCACCCTCCACTTCGCCGACCAGCTCCTGAAATCCTCCAAGCCCTCGTCGCAGATGCTAGTAGCCGTCAATCAGATGCTGTCATCGCTTCTGGTCTCAGAAGGTGACAGGCGGCGGGTTCGGATCGAGGTGGAGCGGACGAAGTCAGACGGCCCGGATGCGTCGGTGACGACGATGGGCGAGCTGTTCGAGCGCGCTCTCCGTAAGCCGAAGTCGAGCTAGAGACCGCAGTCCCCGGCGGGGTTGAGCGCTCCCCTTCCGGTGCTCCCCCGCTGGGGCTGCCACCAAGACCCGGGTGCAACGTCCCGACTGAGGCGGTCCGCCGTGACGACGGCGGTATTGGTGCTCAGGAACCGTTGCAAACCCCGCCTATGCCCAAACCGCGGCTGCGCGCCGGTCGCAGGCCTCTGGGCGGGCACCAAGTGCTGACCCGGCCCAGCATGGCCGGTGTAGGCGCTTTCCGCCCGAAGGGTTACAAGAAACGCTGAGGCCCAGCGTTGAGTCTCCCTTCGGGCCCCTACTTGCCAGGCAGGCGAGACCAGCCAGTAACCAAGAGCGGTCGCCCCTGGCCGGTATGAGCTCCACCGACCGAACGGGCTCACCTTTACACGTAACGCCGATCGGAAGATCGGCTCAGAGCACCCGGCTCCGCCGGGCGCGATTGCTACGAGAGGCCGGTATGACCGTCACGATCACCGCCGACGTCCGCGACGTCACCGGTCAGCCCGATAACCAGCAGTGGGTGTTCTCGACCGTGCTCCGCCAGCAGGACGGCTCGATCCTCACCCAGAAGCAGGTCCGGGTAAACCCGGTGGACGGCGCGCTGAGCGTAGAGCTGGAACCCGGCTTCGCGATCGTCGTCTACGGCGAGTACCGCTGGTTCATCGAGGTGCCCGAGACCGACGCCGGTCTGTGGGGTCTGATCGCCACCTCGGTCGCGGTCCCTCCGGACACCTCCGCTGAACTGCTCGCTGACGCTGTCAACGGCTACCTCGACGCGAACCCGCCGTCAGCGGACTGGGACGCGTTGTCGAACGTCCCGTCCGAGTTCCCGCCGGAGGCGCACGACCACGTCGCCGCGGATGTCACCGACCTCGACTCGGCTATCGCCGCGTACCTGGTCTCGAACCCGCCCGAGGCAGGCTCGGTGTCCTGGGACGACATCGACGACAAGCCGTCGACGTTCACCCCGAGCTCGCACACCCACTCGATCGCTAACGTCACCGGTCTCCAGGACGCTCTCGACGAGAAGCTCGACGAGGCCGCGGTGGACGCCCGGGTGTCTCTCGGCACCGCCGCGCTGGTCGACTCGGCACCGGAGACGCTGAACACGCTCAACGAGCTGGCCGCCGCGCTGGGCGATGACCCGAACTTCGCGACCACGGTCGCCTCGCAGATCGGCGCGAAAGCCGACAAGACCACGACGATCACCGCGGGTACCGGCCTCACCGGCGGCGGGGATCTGTCCGCCAACCGGACGCTGAACGTCTCGTTCGGGACGTCGTCTACGACCGCGTGCGTCGGTAACGACTCCCGGCTGTCGGACACCCGTACCCCGACCGACGGATCGGTGACCAACGCCAAAGTCGCTTCCGGCGCGGGTATCGCGCTGTCGAAGCTAGCCACCGGCTACGTCGCCGGCTCGGACAACTCCGGTGCCCGGACGCTGACGATCTGGGTCGGGACCGAGGCGCAGTACACCGCGATCGGCACAAAGGACTCGAACACTATCTATCTCAGGACTGCATAGGAGGTCGCCGTGGCAGGTATGTCACTTGCCACGACGGCTTTCGCGAAAGCCGCGATCGGCTCGACCGAGATCCAGAAGATCAGCATCGGGACCACCGAGATCTGGTCCGCGGCTCCTCCGCCGACCGTCGACTTCGACGCGGTGTCGTCGTTCTCGAGCGCCCTGGGTGATTTGTCGTACTCGTTCTCTGCTACGGCAGGGGCTCGGGTATTTGTCGCGATCCACCTCCTCGGCAACAACACCGTCGCCAGCGTCACCTACGGCGGCAACGCGATGACTCTGGTGACAGGTGCCGAGCAGACCATGAACAACTCGGCGTCGAGCGGTTACCTCCGGGTCTACACCCTGGCGAGCGCCCCGGGCGGGTCGCAGACCGTGGAGGTCGACAAAAACGGTGCCAACTGGGCGGCCTCGTTCGCGATCTCGTATCTGAACGTCGCAAGCGTAGGCACCGTATCGAACGCTGCGGGCACCGGTACAAGCCCTTCGCACTCGATCCCAGCACCCCCGGCCAACGGCCGCGTGTTCCAGGCATTCGACTGGTCTTCGGGCAACGTGTCCCTGACCCCGTCGGGCGGCTCCGGGCGACTGAACGACCGCGGCACCGCGGGCGGCATGGCTGCCCGGGACTCCTCCGACGCGTACTCGTTCACCGGCACGATCTCGTCGACCGGCTCCCCTTGGGCGAGCATCGCTATCCCGATGACCCCGGTCACCTGACGAAAGGGCCGGTATGACGACTGTTACCGCTACCGTCCACGACATCTCCGGACGCCCCGACGATTCGCACTGGACTTTCTCCAGCGACCTGCGCGAGCAGGACGGCGTGATCATCACGCCCCGCGTCGTGCGCGTGAAGCCGTTCAACGGAGAGCTCGCGCTGACTTTACCGCCCGGACCTGTCCGGGTGACGCACCACCAGGACCGCTGGTTGATCGACGTCCCAGAAGAGGACTCCGACCTGTGGGACCTGATCGAAGCCGCTACCGACTAAAGGACTTCATGAACCGCCTTATCACCATGTTCGCCGCTGCTCTTGTGAAGGCGGTCTTCGACTACCTCCGGGCTCACCCCGAGTTCTTGAACCAGGTCATCGACCGGGCTACCGAGAAGCTGCCCGACCTCGCTGACCTCGACGACAAGATCCTGGCGAAGATCCCGGATCTGTCCCGGCTGGACGACAAGATCATCGGGCTGTTCCCCGACTTGTCCCGGCTCCCCGAGCAGTTGATCAACGCCATCAACCCGTTCAAGCGCTGATGCCGAGGGTCGTCTACGGCCTGAGCCACTCCGAGAACGGGTGGCCGATGGTCAACGCAGATGAGTGCGAGTGGACGAAGATCCCCGGAACGAGCGTCACGCTGCAGATCGCCAAGGGCCAGCCCCTCGCGATCCTGCGCGCGTTCGCCGCCGACTTCCACGCGTACGTCGAGCCGCTGCGCGACGCGGACTCCGCGTGCTGGACGCCGACCAACTCGGTCCCGTCGTCCAACCACCTGAGCGGCACCGCGATGGACCTGAACTGGAACTCGCACCCGTTCAAGGTCAGCTACGCGGGCTTCGACGAAACCAAGATTGCCACGATGCGAGAGCTCCTCGCGTTCTACGAGGGCACCGTGTTCTGGGGTCAAGACTGGAACAGTCCAAAAGACCCAATGCACGCGCAATGTGGCTACAACACCTACGGCAACCCGAAGACAGCCGACTTCATCGCGCGCAAGATCCGCGCTGACGGCTACTCGACTTTCCGGAGGGGTAGCGCCCCGGCGTCCGCAGCCCCCATCCTGGCGGCGGCCACCGGCCTGAGCGAAGCTCGCGCGGCGGAGATCCTGCCCGCGGTTCGCTCGGGCCTCCGGGAATCCGAGTGCACGAACGTCAACCGCATCGCGATGTGGCTGGCTCAGATCGGGCATGAGTCCGGGTCGTTCCAGTACACCGAGGAGATCGCCAAGAACGGGCGGTACGCGCCGTACATCGGCCGGACGTGGATTCAGATCACCTGGGACTACAACTACCGGTCGTTCTCGCAGTGGGCGTACGCGTTCGGGATGGTTCCGACTCCGGACTACTTCGTCGTGAACTACCGAGAGCTCGCTGATCTGAAGTGGGCGGGCATCGGCCCTGCCTGGTACTGGACGGTCGCCCGCCCGGACATCAACGAGCTGTCCGATCGCCGCGACCTGAACACGGTCACCCGCCGGATCAACGGCGGCACCAACGGCCTCGCGGATCGACAAGCCCGCTACAACCGCGCGCTCGCCCAGGGCGATGCGCTGCTGCAACTACTTCACGAAGAGGACGACTTCTTGTCTGCTCTAACCGACGCTGAACAGCGTGAGTTGCTGGACCTGGCTCGCCAGCAGGCCAAGTACAAGCGCAAGTCCCGCTCGCCGCTGCACTGGCCGCACGAGGGCGAGGTCGACACGATCGCCGGCCTGTCCTGGTCGACGGACGCGAACGTCCATATCCAGCTGGTCGAGAAGCTCGCTGTGATCTACGGCGACCCGGTCTCGATCGCGCTGCTGTACGCGGTGTCGAACTCCGACGATCCGACGAACAACCCCGAGCTGGCGAAGCGCATCTTGAAGCGCGTCAAGCCCGAGGACATCACCGCTGCTCAGGTCCAGATCCAGAAGTGGCTGGCTGCCGAGCAGAAGTTCCATGCCGCTTAAGCTCGGCGACCGGAACCCTACGGTGCGCCGCTGGCGCGAGGTGATGGCGGCTCGGTTCGCCGGGTATGCGCGAGTCCACGGACCGCTGCCCACGGACACCGACGAGTTCGGCCCGCGGGCTGAGGCGTGGCAGACCGAGTACGAGTCCCGGACGTTCCAGCCGCTCGACGGGATCGTCTCTGACGACGATCTGCGCGCTCTGGGGATTCCGGCTCCCGAGGATACCCGTCCGGTACTGCTCACCGTCTCCGGGACGGGAGTCCCCTGGTGGGTAGGCCCGGACGCTGACGTCGCGAGACGTCTCGGGGATGTGTACCTGTGGCGTCCGGTAGGCCCGCCGTACACCGCGCAGGCGTTCCCGATGGGGCCGTCCGTGGCGAACGGGGTCACCGAGGCCACCCGCATCCTGGAGGAAGAGCGCCAGCGCATCGAGCGCTACGGGCTGTCGATGATCGGCTACTCGCAAGGCGCGATCGTCACCTCCGAGCTGTGGGAGTACCACATCAAGCCGGTGACCGGACGATTGCACTGGGCCAAAGACCACGTGCGCGGGGCCGTGACGTTCGGCAGCCCGATGCGCGAGACCGGCAAGGTGTGGCCCGACCCGGGCGGTCAGATGCCCTCGGCGAAGTCGCACGGTATCGCTGACCAGCTGATGGTCAACACCCCGGACTGGTGGAGGAACTACGCCCACAAAGGCGACCTGTACACCGACTGCGAGGGCGACTCGGGCGAGATGAAGACCGCGATCTACAAGGTCGTGATGATGTCCCGGGTGTTCTCTGGTCCGGATTCGATCCTGCGCCAGCTTCTGGAGATCGGGGTTAACCCGACGTTCGAGCTGATCGCGCTGATCCGCGCGGTGCTGGACGCTGGTCTGTTCTTCATCCGCGGCACAGGCCCGCACGTGAACTACAACATCGACCCTGCGGCGGACTTTCTGCGCTCTGTGACTTGATACGTAACGAGGAGGTGGAGTGGCGGTTCACTACCCGGAGTCGCTACTCCCCGCCCCGTCGCATATCCAGGGGCCGACCTGGCGGCAGTACGAAGACGGCTCATGGTTCCTGCCCGAGAAGACTCTCGGCTGGCAGATCATCAGCTGGCTGTTCGAGTACGTCAACTCCCCCGCTGGCGACGGCCCGTTCGTCCCGACGCTGGAGCAGGCGCGATTCATCGCCTGGTGGTACGCGGTCGACGACCAAGGGAAGTACGTCTACCGCGAGGGCACGCTCCGCCGGATGAAGGGCTGGGGTAAAGACCCTCTGGTCGCTGCGCTGTCTCTGGCAGAGATGTGCGGGCCGGTCGCGTTCTCGCATTTCGACGAGAACGGCGGCCCCGTCGGAAAGCCGCGCCACGCGGCGTGGGTCACGGTCGCGGCGGTCTCGCAGGATCAGACGAAGAACACGTTCTCGCTGTTCCCGATCATGATCTCGAAGAGGCTCCGCTCCGAGTACGGGCTGGAGCCCAACCGGTTCATCATCTACGCCGAGAGAGCCACCCGACGCATCGAGGCTGCCACGGCCTCCCCTGCGTCGATGGAAGGTAACCGCCCGACCTTCGTGGTCCAGAACGAGACCCAGTGGTGGGGCGTAGGCCCTGACGGGAAGCTGAACGACGGCCACTCGATGTCCGAGGTCATCGAGGGCAACATGTCCAAGGTTCCCGGCGCTCGGACCCTGTCGATCTGCAACGCGCACCGACCCGGAGATGACACCGTCGCGGAGAGGTCCTACCAGAACTGGCTGGACATCCTCGCCGGCGAGGTCATCGACACAGGCATCCTCTACGACGCGCTCGAAGCTCCCGCCGACACCCCGGTGTCCGAGATCCCGCCGCCGTCCGAAGACGAACCCGGCTACACCGCCGGAGTAGCGAAGCTGCTGGAGGGCCTAGGAGTAGCCCGCGGCGACTCGATCTGGCTGCCTCTCGACGACATCTTGATGTCGGTCCTGACGGCGAAAAACGACATCATCGAGTCCCGACGCAAGTTCCTCAACCAGGTCAACGCGTCCGAGGACAGCTGGCTAGCACCCGCTGACTGGGACAAGTGCCACAGCACATCGCTGCGACCGCTGACCAAGGGCGACAAGATCACCCTCGGATTCGACGGCTCGAAGTCCAACGACTGGACAGCCCTGGTGGCCTGCCGAGTCGAAGACGGCGCGGTGTTCCTGATCGATTACTGGAACCCGGAGAACTACCCGAGCGGCGAGGTCCCCAAAGAGGACGTCGACGCGGTGGTCCGGTCGATGAAGGACAAATACGAGGTCGTGGCGTTCCGTGCGGACGTCAAGGAATTCGAGGCGTACGTCGACCAGTGGGGGCAGTTGTTCCGCCGGACGATCAAGGTCAACGCCTCCCCCGGCAACCCCGTCGCGTTCGACATGCGCGGCCAGACCAAACGGTTCGCGCTCGACTGCGAGCGATTCGCCGACGCGGTCCTGGAACAAGAGCTCGTCCACGACAACAACCCGGTGATGAAAGCGCACATCACGAACGCGCACCGTCACCCCACTATCTACGACGCCATCAGCATCCGGAAGCCCAGCAAAGCGAGTAAGCGCAAGATCGACGCCGCTGTCTGCAGCGTGTTGGCCTTCGGCGCGCGACAGGACTACCTCATGAGCAAAAAGAACAGATCTGGGAAGGTCATGGTGATCCAGTAATGGCCGAGACCGAATCTATCGATCCGGAGAAACTCCGGGACCAGCTTCTGGACGCGTTCGAGAACAAGCAGAACGAACTCAAGTCCTCCAAGGCGTACTACGACGCGGAGCGCCGGCCGGACGCTATCGGCCTGGCTGTCCCGCTGGACATGCGCAAGTACCTGGCCCACGTCGGGTACCCAAGGACCTACGTCGACGCGATCGCTGAGCGCCAGGAGCTCGAAGGGTTCCGCATCCCCAGCGCCAACGGCGAAGAGCCCGAGTCCGGAGGCGAGAACGACCCGGCAAGCGAGCTGTGGGACTGGTGGCAGGCGAACAACCTGGACATCGAGGCCACGCTCGGTCACACCGACGCGCTGATCTACGGCACCGCTTACATCACGATCTCGATGCCCGACCCCGAGGTTGACTTCGACGTCGACCCCGAGGTCCCGCTGATCCGCGTGGAGCCTCCGACGGCGCTGTACGCCGAGGTGGACCCCCGGACTCGGAAGGTGCTGTACGCGATCCGCGCGATCTACGGAGCCGACGGTAACGAGATCGTCTCCGCCACGCTCTACCTACCCGACACCACGATGACGTGGCTCCGGGCCGAGGGCGAATGGGAAGCGCCGACCTCGACGCCTCACGGGCTGGAGATGGTTCCGGTCATCCCGATCTCGAACCGGACCCGGCTGTCGGACCTGTACGGGACTTCGGAGATCTCCCCGGAGCTGCGGTCGGTCACCGACGCGGCGGCCCAGATCCTGATGAACATGCAGGGCACCGCCAACCTTATGGCGATCCCGCAGCGGCTGATCTTCGGTGCCAAGCCGGAAGAGCTCGGCATCAACGCCGAGACCGGGCAGCGGATGTTCGACGCGTACATGGCTCGCATCCTGGCGTTCGAAGGCGGAGAGGGCGCTCACGCCGAGCAATTCTCGGCCGCGGAGCTCAGGAACTTCGTCGACGCGCTCGACGCGCTGGACCGCAAGGCCGCGTCCTACTCCGGTCTACCGCCGCAGTACTTGTCCAGCTCATCGGACAACCCTGCGTCTGCCGAGGCCATCAAGGCCGCGGAGTCTCGTCTGGTCAAGAAGGTCGAGCGGAAGAACAAGATCTTCGGCGGAGCCTGGGAGCAGGCGATGCGACTGGCTTACAAGATGGTCAAAGGCGGCGACATCCCCACGGAGTACTACCGGATGGAGACCGTTTGGCGAGACCCGTCCACTCCGACGTACGCCGCCAAGGCTGACGCCGCGGCCAAACTGTTCGCCAACGGTGCCGGCCTGATCCCGCGCGAGCGGGGATGGGTCGACATGGGTTACACCATCGTCGAGCGCGAGCAGATGCGCCAGTGGTTGGAGCAGGACCAGAAGCAGGGCCTCGGACTGATCGGGTCTCTCTACGGGGCCTCGACTCCCGAAGGCAAGCCTGGTGAGGCACCTGTTGGAGAACCTCCTGCACCGGAGCCTGACGCCGCGTGACCCCGGAGGAGTACGCCGCGCTTCAGACGGTGATCTCCGCCGCTACCGCCCGACACGTGCTGCAGTTCGGCACGCTGTTCCGTAATCCGTTGCTGAGCCTGGCCGAGTGGCTGGGGCTGCTGGAGCTTCTGTTCCCGCAGGTCGTTCAGCAGCGTACCGAGGCTGCCGCGCTCGCTCGCCGGTTCTACGACGACTACCGCGCGCAGCACCACCCGGAACTGCCTCGCAACGACCGGCCCCTGGAGGCGTACGACTTCCAGACGTTCGTCCACGACATGGACCCTGCACGGGTCGAGATGTCGAAGGAGGACGCGACGGAGTACGCGCTCGGGCAGCTGACGCTGCGGGCGGTGCGGTCGGTGGAGAACGCCGGTCGACAGCAGATCATCCACGCCGTTGAGGAAGACCCCGCGCCCCCGCGGGTTCTCCGAGGCTGGGCTCGCGTAGCTACCGGCCGTGAGACGTGTGCCTGGTGCCTGATGCTCATCAGCAGAGGCCCTACGTACGTGCGGGCCGAGACAGCCGGTATCGACCTCGATACCGAGCACGCCCTGGAGTTGTTCAAGAACAACGACCTAGAGACCTACTTCGCCGAGATCGGCGGGGCTATGGAGCAGTGGCATACCGGATGTGACTGCAAGGTCATCCCGGTGTTCCGCAGCGAGGGGTGGTTCGGCGAGCAAGCCGCCGACCGTGCCCTCGACCTGTGGGGAGACGCCACTAAAGAAGCCATCGAACTTGAAGACGAAGGACTCGTCCACAAGTACGGGAAGAAGAAGGGCCAGCCCTTTACACGTAACGAGCTGGCTATCAACGCACTGCGCCGTCGCCTGGAGCGCGGCGAGATCGATCCACGGGAGTTCGCCGGCCTAGCCGCGTAACTCTGCCCGCCAACCCCTGAGCCCCCCGGTGGGGCCGTCAAACATGCCCAGGAGGCAGCAATGTCCGAAACCGAAACCACCAGCACCGAAACCACCTCGGCCCCTGCCCCGGAGGCTACCCCGGTCGAGACGTTCAGCCGCGACTACGTCCAGAAGCTTCGTGACGAAGCTGCTGCGGCCCGCGTCGCCAAGAACGAGGCGGTCGCGGCGGCGGAGGCTCGCGTCCGCGGAGAGTACGACTCGAAGCTGGCGGAGAGGGACACCCAATACACCGAGTTGGAAAGCCAGTTGGGTGCCGCAGGGCTGGAGCTCGCGAAGCTCCGCACCGCGCTTGAACTGAACGTCCCGTCCGACAAGGTCCTCACGTTCGCCTCGATTTTGAAGGGCGAGACCGAGGACGAGATCAAGTCGTCCGCGCAGGCCGCGTACGAGCTCGCCGGCGGATTCAAAACCACCCAGCGCCCCGTGGACTTCACCCAAGGACACGGCGGCAACGGCGACCTTCCCTTGAACGGCGACCCGATCATGGCCGCCCTCAAGGAAAAGCTCGGCATCTGATCCATCCCCACCGTATCTAGAAAGGACCCGTAATGGGTTTCAGCGCCGATCATTCCCAGATCGCACAGACCAAAGACACGATGTTCACCGGGTACCTCGACCCCGTGCAGGCGAAGGACTACTTCGCCGAGGCCGAGAAGACCTCGATCGTTCAGCGTGTCGCCCAGAAGATCCCGATGGGTGCCACCGGCATCGTCATCCCCCACTGGACCGGAGACGTCTCCGCTCAGTGGATCGGTGAAGGCGACATGAAGCCCATCACCAAGGGCAACATGACCAAGCGCGACGTGCACCCCGCCAAGATCGCGACGATCTTCGTCGCCTCCGCGGAAACCGTCCGTGCGAACCCGGCCAACTACCTGGGCACCATGCGGACCAAGGTCGCTACCGCGATCGCTATGGCGTTCGACAACGCCGCGCTGCACGGCACCAACGCCCCGTCCGCCTTCCAGGGTTACCTCGACCAGTCGAACAAGACGCAGTCGATCAGCCCGAACGCCTACCAGGGCCTCGGCGTCAGCGGCTTGACCAAGCTGGTCACCGACGGCAAGAAGTGGACCCACACCCTGCTCGACGACACCGTTGAGCCGGTTCTGAACGGATCGGTGGACGCCAACGGTCGCCCGCTGTTCGTGGAGTCGACCTACGAGTCCCTCACCACCCCGTTCCGCGAGGGCCGTATCCTCGGCCGCCCGACCATCCTCAGCGATCACGTCGCCGAGGGCGATGTCGTGGGCTACGCCGGTGACTTCTCCCAGATCATCTGGGGCCAGGTCGGCGGCCTGTCCTTCGACGTCACCGACCAGGCGACGCTGAACCTGGGCTCGCAAGAGTCCCCGAACTTCGTCTCGCTGTGGCAGCACAACCTCGTCGCCGTCCGTGTCGAGGCCGAGTACGGCCTGCTCATCAACGACGTGAACGCGTTCGTGAAGCTGACGTTCGACCCGGTTCTGACCACCTACGCGCTGGATCTGGACGGTGCTTCGGCCGGCAACTTCACCCTGTCGCTCGACGGCAAGACCTCGGCCAACATCGCCTACAACGCGAGCACCGCGGCCGTGAAGTCCGCCATCGTCGCCATCGATGACGGTGTGTCGGCTGATGACGTCACCGTGACCGGCTCGGCCGGGGACTACACCATCACCGTGCCCGGCACGCTGACCGCTGACTTCAGCGACCTGACCGACGGCGAAGGTGCCTCGATCTCGGTCGTTTCTGTCGGCTGACAACTTGACACGTAACGCGGTTGAGGGGGCCTCTTCGGAGGCCCCCTCCTCCGGTAGGAGGAACTATGGCGACTCTCGCCACACATGAGGATGTGACCGCGTTCTGGGCAAGGACACCGACCGCCGAAGAGATCGTTCTGATCAACCGGAGGCTGGCGCAGGCTGAGCGGATGCTGCTCCGGGCTATCCCGGAGCTGCTGATAAAGGCCGCGTCGGACCCGGTTTTTCGGGCCGAGGTGATCGACATCGAGGCCGAGGCCGTGCTTCGGCTGGTTCGGAATCACGAGGGCTACCTCTCGGAGACCGACGGCAACTACACGTACATGCTCCAGGCCCAGGACCCCAACCGAAAGCTGGAGATCCTGCCCGAGGAGTGGGAGGTGCTCGGCATCGTCCGCTCCGGCCTGGGGATCTTGGTCCCCACGGTGGTGTTGCCATCGTGACGTACTACCCGAGGCCTGAAGAGGTCAGCACACTACGGTGCACCGACGACGAGCACGAGTGCGTTCACGACTGGCGCATCCTCTGGGGCAACGTCGAACGGACGGTGGTCGGGGAGGGCGGATGAGCCTTCTAGACCGCGGCGGTACGTACGCCAGCCCGGAGGACGGGTTCGACCCGGTAACGGTGTACCCCGAGGTGACTCGTAAGGACCGGCTAGGTAACACCCTGGTCGGCCCTTCCCTCACCGGGATCGAGACGGTCGCACGATTCCAGGTCCAAGGCCAGTCGGGCACCTCTGCCCGCCGAGCAGAGGTGGACGACATCGGCGACATGACCGAGCAGGTCTACACGATGCGCCTCCCCCGGTCGTTTACGACCGAGTTGAAGTCCGGGTCCGAGGTTGTGTGGCGCGGTGAGCGCTGGGGAGTGTTCGGCGAACCTCGCCGGTACAAAGGCTCCCGCCGAATCGCCCACCTCGAATACACAGTTCGGAGGTTCTGATGCCTCTGTACTACGGACGTTCCGGGCTGAACAAGGTCGTGTCGCACCTGCCTGGAGTGGTCCACGAGATGCGCTCCGAGGCTGACGAGGTCGCTGACCGGGCGAAGGCCAACCTGGCCGCCGCTCGCGCGAGCACGCAGTGGGAGAAGATCCACGGCCCGGACCATCTGACGAAGATCACTCGGACCAACGGCTCGGTGGATGCCTACGTCAACATGGAGGCCCCCAGCCCCGAGTCGATCGAGTACGGCCACTACCCGTCCGGTGTCTTCGACCCGGAGAAGTACGGCCGCGTCACGAAGGCTCCGCAGGGGCTGTACATCCTCACCGGTGCCGCCGGGTTCGGCGGCCAGACCGCTATCTCTACCGGCGCTAAGCGCGGGAAGAGGGGGTAGCGCATGGCTGGCAAGCTCCCGATCGTCGGTGAGGTTCTCCTCCCGATTCTCCGCGGCCACGAGGACCTGTCCAAGCCGATCAGCACTGTCCCGTCTCTGGCGGGTGTGCATGTCGGGACGTGGGTCGAGGACATCGACTCCCGCACGTTCCCGCTGATCACCGTCCGTCGCGTAGGCGGTACCCGCAGCCCGGAGCACCCGACGCTGTTCACGCAGCCGGTGGTCGAGATGACCGCTTACTCGGCGGCTGACCTGCCCACTACCGAGCAGATGTACGAGGACGCCCTAGAGGTCTTGTACCGCGCTGCACGTCTCCAAACCAAAACGCCAGCCGGCTATCTGCACTCGCTGACCGAGACCTTGGGTGCGTCCCACGGCCCGTCACCGTTTGACCGCACCTGGCGCGTCTTCGGCCTGATCCGACTCGGCATCCGGCCCCCTAAGAACTAAGGAACCAAATGGCACTGAAAGATGATGCCGTCCTCATTGCCGCGCGGGGGTACGTGTACACCGCTGCGGTCGGCACGGCGGCACCTACCCCTGCTCAGCTCAAGCTGATCGACCTGGAGCACCCCGAGGCGTGGGACCGCACCGGCTGGGATCTCGTCGGACACACCTCCGAGGATGATCTGCCCGAGTTCGGCTTCGACGGCGGCGACTCCGAGGTCCGCGGCTCGTGGCAGAAGAAGAAGCTGCGCGAGGTCGAGACGGAAGAGATCGCGGACTACGTGGTCATCAACCTGACCCAGTTCGACGAGACCGCTCTGGAGCTGTACTTCGGCCCGAACCAGTCGGCTACCCCCGGCATCTTCGGCGTGAAATCCGGCTCGGTCGTGAACGAGCGTGCGCTGCTGATCGTGATCGTCGACAACGACGTTCGACTCGGCTTCCACGCCCGTAAGGCTTCGCTGAAGCGCGAGGACGCGATCTCGCTGGCGACCGACGAGTTCGGCGCTCTGCCGGTGCGCGCGACCTTCCTCGACTACCAGTCGTACAACCTGTACGAGTGGATCGAAGAGGACTGGTTCAACGCCGCTGACGCGCCGGTCGTGTACCTGCTCGATCTGGGCGGCGCTACCGGCGGTGACTACACCCTGTTGGTCGGCGGCAAGTCCACCGACGACATCGCCTACAACGCCAACGCTTCCGCGATCAAGACCGCGATCGGTGCTGTCGATGACGGTGTCGCCGAGTCTGCGTGGACGGTCACGGCCGACGGCTCGGACTTCGAGATCACGGGTCCGCTGGCTGTTGCGCTGGGCGTTGACAGCACCACGGGCGGCTCCGGCGTAACCGTCGACGTCGCCTGATTCGAACTTGACACGTAACGCGCTTAGCACCTAACTGCTGCGCTTACCACGCCCCCGGCTTAGCCGCCGGGGTTGCGCGCTCGTGTCAAACGGGGAGCCGCCTGCACACCTTGGCGGGCCTTGGGCGGCTCCCCACCTCCCGCTTTACCTAGCCCGCCGCCAATCGAAAGGCCTGCCACCTATGAGCACGATTCTCAACCTGGACAACATCCGAGAGGAAGCCGACCGCGAGTTCGGAGCCCCGGTACCGATCCAGATCGACAAAGACACCGTCGTCCACCTCCGCAACGCGACGCGCCTCCGCAAGGACGTGCGCAAAGACGTGCTGAAGCAGCTGGACATCATCAAAGCGGTCAACGACAAGTCTTCCGATGACACCACCGAGGCAGACGTCGACAAGCTGACTAACGCTGTGTTCAAGATCCTCAGCCTGGCCGCGGGCCGGGACTCCAAGACGCTACTCGACGCTATCGACGAGGACGTCGCGGTCGCCACGAAGATCCTCAACCACTGGCTGGAGGAGACGCAAGTGGGGGAAGCCTCCAGCTCGGAGGACTGATCGACGACTACGGCGACGCCCTGTACGCGGACTTCCGGTCCCACTACCACATGAACCTCGCGGATCTGTTCGATCCCACCTCCCGGCTCGGACCTATCCAGGTCCTGGCGCTTATCAAAGAGCTGCCCCGGGAGGGCAGGTTCTGGTCCGAGAAGCAGGGCGGGCCTCAGTTCCGCGGTTGGACCGATCAGACGTACACCACCGCGGCGCTGGTCAACGAAATCCGAGCTCTCAAGTTCATGTACCTACTGGCGAACACGCCGAAGGACAAGCGCCGCAGGCTGACCCCGCCCGAACCGTTCCCGGTTCCGCAGGTCAAAGCCCACAAGGCGAAGAAGTACAAACCCGGCTCGTTCGGAGCCGTCGCGGCCATGCGTATGGCTGCTTCCCGCAATCGGAAGGCCCAGGCAACGGGCAGATAGTGAGGTAGCTCGTGGCTGCAGGGAAAGAGGTCGGTCGCCTAAGTATCAAGGTGACCCCTGACCTCGACGGGTTCTACCGAGAGCTGAAGCGGGCGATCGAATCCGCCGAGAAGATGAAGGTCCACATCCCGGTCGAGCCTGACATGGGCAACTTCCGCTCCGAGGTTGCGGCCAAGACCAAAGGTATGTCCGCCAAGGTCAAGGTCGATGCGGACGTCGATGTTGACAAGGGGTTCTTCCGCAGGATCTCCGAAGGCATCTCCAAAATCCCGGGGCCGTCGTTCGGGTCCGGTATCAACCCGGCGGGCTACGCGGCAATCTTCGCAGGTATCACCGTCCTAGCCGCCCCGCTGATCGGACTACTGACCTCTGCGCTGCTGACTCTTCCCGGATTGATTTCCGCGGTAGCCGTGCCGATCGGCGCACTGGCCCTCGGCATCGACGGCCTGAAGAAGGCCGCGGAGCGGCTGCAGGAGCCGTTCGAGGCTCTCAAAGCGTCTATGTCTGCGGCGGTCGAGCAGCAGTTCGGGCCGGTCTTCGACCAGCTAGGGAAGGCGTTCCCGATGCTGGCGGCGAACCTGCCGAAGGTGACGCAGGGTATGGCGGACTTCGCCAAGTCGTTCACCGACACCATCACCTCTGAGGCCGGGATGGCCAAGATCGAGGGGATTATCTCGAACATCGGCGCGGCTATCTCACGTGCCGCTCCTGGCATCGGATCGTTCACCGACGGACTGCTCACTCTGGCTGAGAAGTTCACCTCGAAGCTGCCGAACGTCGCTGACTGGTTCAACCAGACGGGCGAGTCGTTCCGGAACTGGATCAACAAACTCAACGAGGACGGGACGCTCGACAAAGCGTTCGACGGCCTCGGGGCCTCCCTCAAGACGCTGCTCGAAGGCGTCGGGGGGATTCTCGAAAGCGGCCTGGACTTCTTCAAAGACCCGAAGAACATCGAGGACTTCAACGAGGGGCTGAAGTCGATCGGGGACTCCCTCCAGTCGATCGTCAACCTGTCTAACACCCTCAACGGGATGGGCGACCTGTTCAAGGGTCTGCTACCGAACTTCGACGGGTCCGCTCTGACCGACGACCTGTTCGCCCCGTTCACCTCCGAGGACGCGGGCTGGCGAGACATGTTCGCCAAGCTCCAGATCGGCTGGGAAGGCGTCAAGATGAAGGCATCCGAGGTCTGGTCCTCGGTGCAGACTTCCGCCGCTACCGCTATGTCGTCGGTAGCCGCTACGATCGCCACACTCCCGTCGACGCTGTCGAACGTCTGGAACTCGATCACCACGAGCGTCTCGGCGGTCTGGAGCCAGATCGTCGCAGGAGTTTCCGCCGGGGCACGGCAGGTGCTCTCCGCTGTCGGCAACGCGTTCAGCTCTGTCGGCTCGGTCATCTCCAACGCATTCTCGGTAGCGGTCAACGCGGTACGGGACGCGTTCAACCAGATGGTCTCCGCGGCTGTCGAGGGGGCTTCCCGAGTCCTGGCCGAGATCCAGGCCCTGCCCGGGAAGATCGCTGCCGCCGCCGGTAACTTCGGCTCGGCCCTGGTGGCCGCGGGTAAAGCCCTGATGGACGGACTGTTGTCCGGCATCAAGGCAGGCCTGGAGTCGGTGCTATCGTTCGCATCCGGCATCGCCGCCAAGATCGCTGCGGTCAAGGGGCCTCTGCCCAAGGACCGCAAAGAGCTGATCCCCGCCGGCGAAGCGCTGATGGAAGGCCTCGGCACCGGCCTGGAGAACGGGCTGGACCCGGTCCTCGACCGGGCCAAGCAGATGGCCAAGCAGATCTTCGAGGCGTTCAAGGAGACGTTCGGCACCGCTCCCGGAGCCGTCGCCTTCAACCTCGGGGGCGGTACAGCCGCTCTGCAGTCCAGCCTCGGTGATGTCCAGACCTCGCTGCAGTCGACGCTCGATACGTCGCAGGAGCTGAACAAGTCGTTCGCCGAACCGATCGCGGGAGCCGCGGACGGCTCCTCGCTGCTCAGCGACGACATGAAGCAGCAGATCAAAGACGTCCAGGATCAGATGGCCCTGCTCGAACTGCAGAGGAAGCAGCTCAAGGTCCAGAAGAACGAGGCCGGGTCTAAAGAGGACAAGGCCGCGATCCAGGAGCAGATCAACGCGCTGCAGGCCGAGAAGGACAAGCTGGCGCTCCAGAAGGATCAGCTCAAGCTTCAGCAGAAGCAGACCGGCGAGCTAGGCGAGCAGAAGACGCTAGCCCAGTTCCTCGGTGAGCAGATCGCGTCGTCGTGGCAGCAGGGCACCGACGCCGTCGCCGGGTTCGCTCGGGCGAACCTCGACCAGGCGATGGGCGACCTCGGCATCGGCGGGGGCGCGCTCACCAACGGCCTGAACGCTGCGCTCGACTGGGGCACCCAGGCGCTCGGGAACGTCATGAACATCCAGGTCAACTCGGTTGACGACGCTATCGCGGTGAAGAACAACGAAGTGAACAAGCAAGCGCTCACTTACACACGCCGCTAACTTGAAACGTAACGAGGAGTTACATGGCTTCCAGACTGCTGGACCCCGATACCCTCGTCGAACTCGAAGGTGTCAACGGTGAGTGGTTCGACCTCACCAACGGCACCGAGGGGATCTACCTCGCTACCGAGGTTACGGGTCTGCTCGACCCGCCGGTGAAGGCGACGTACGAGGAGCCGGGGAACTTCCCCGGCGCTCGGTACCTGAACCACCGCGTCCTGCGACGCGACCTGGTGTTCGGCGTCGAGATCCTCAACGACGAGAACGACGAGACCTGGCTGCGCCGGGATTCGGCGTGGCGCAAAGCGTGGTCGTTCAAGCGCGACTCGAAGCTCCACATCACCACCGGAGAGTCCGGGCACCGCTACCTGAAGGTGCGGCTGTTCGAGTCCCCGACGACTGACATGGTCACCGACCCGCGCGGTCGGGAGGTGAACATCACGAAGATGGTCGTCGTCGCTGGCGACCCGTTCTGGTACGAGGACGATGTCGTCTACCCGATCGAGGTCCAAGAGGACACGACGTTCGACCCGAACCCGTTGCCGTGGCCGTGGCCGCAGCCGGAGCTTCCGGTCGAGGACATCGAGATCACGGTCCCGAACGCGAACCCGACGGACAACATCATCTGGCCGAAGTGGACGCTGCCCGGGTCGTCGGAGAAGCCTGCTGATCCGTACATCCCGGGGCTGCCGTGGCTCGGCGCTCCGAAGTCCCCGGCCACGCTGTGGACGGTCCCGGATTACAAGCTCGACCTCGACGAGGACGAGGACCCGTCGCTCGGCACCCGGCGTATCCGGATGCCCGGGCAGATCGGTGGTCTGCGCGTCGAGGAAGTCCAGCAGATCTACATCGACGGCCGCCCGACCGGCGGCACGTTCAAGATCGGGTACGGCGATGAGTGGACCGAGCCGATCGCGTACAACGCGACCCCGAACGAGGTCCGCGCTGCGCTGATCGCGCTGGCGGGTATCTCCGCCAACGACGTCGAGGTGTCTCTCGGCGGGGCGACGAACGAGGTCCAGACGGTTCGCCTCAAAGGCGGTGCTCTGGGTGGCACGTTCACGCTGTCGCTGGGCTCGGAGACCACGGTCGGTATCCCGTTCAACGCCTCCGACGCCGACCTTCAGGGTGCGTTGGTGGGGCTGGATTCGATCGGCTCCGCTGACGTCAGGGTGAAGTCGACGAAGATCAACGAGGTCCAGCTGGTCGAGCTGGTCGGGGAACCGACCTCGGGTTCGTTCACGCTCACGCTCGACGGGCAGACCACGGCTCCGATCGCGTACAACGCGACGCCGGCTACGGTGGCGGCCCGGATCGCGGACCTGCCGAACATCGACGGTAACTACGTCAAGGTCGAGGGTCTGAACGAGTGGTTCCACTCGCCGTACCGCATCACGTTCGGCGAAGCCCAGAGTCAGGGCGTCATCACCGACATCATCTCGGGGATCATCGATTTCATCGGCGGCTTGTTCGGCGGTAACGCCTCGGGCAAAGGCGTCGGCGGTATCGACATCGACGAGATGACCGGGGATGTCGGCACGCTCTCGGGAGGTGCTGGGCTCGATGTCCAGGTGACCACCGAGCAGGACGGCGACCGGCTGTACGTCGTGTCGTTCCAGCGTGCTGCTGGCGGTCTGAACCTGCCGCAGCTGGCAGGTAACGCCTCCGGTCTGGAAGGCGACGACCTCTCGATCGAGACCGCTACCAACGTCGACGGTGGTCGCCCGTACGTCGTCCGGTTCACCGACGACCTGCAAGGCGTGGACGTCCCGACCATGACGGTCGATACGGACGATCTGACCGGCGGGTACGAGGTCGGCAGCCGCGTGGTGGTTCTCCGCGAGGGCTACACGTACCCGGCTGAGAACGTCGTCGTCGACTCCGACCCTCGCGAGGAGCAGGTGTCTTCGGAGTCTGGTTCCCCGATCTGGGAGCGGATGAACTCTGTCCGGTTCCTGCACTACATCCCGCCGTACACCGGCGAGGTCACGTTCAAGTTGTCCGTGTCCGGGGCTGTCCCCGGGCAGATTGCCACGCTGCGCCTTCCGCGCGCCTGGTCCCGTCCGTGGGGCCTAGAATAGTCTGAAAGGCCAGGTCAGATGGGTTTTACCCTCCGCCTGTTCGGCATCCCGGTCCTGAGCCTGGAGATCACCGGCGACGGCTCTGCCGAAGAGTACATCAGCCTCACGGGCGGCTCGTTCGAGCTGGCTCCCGAGGAGCCCGAGTACGACGAAGAGTACTACGAGGAAGACCGTAGCGGGTTCGGCTTCGGGGTGAGCTGATGCCAGCTCCCGCCGCAGACATGACAACCCTGGCGGGTCACCAGCAGCTCTGGGACACCGTCATGAAGCGCCGCCAGAAGCGGGAAGACGAGCGGATCGCACCGCCGTTGATCCGCCTCTGGGACGGCGACTACAAGCTCCGCGGCCAGCTCGTCGGGGAGCGCAGCCACAAGTTCGAGTTCATCGAGAACGAGACCGGCACCGCGTCGATCACGATCTCGCTGGACCACTACCTCGCTAAGTGGATCGCGTCCCACAAAGGCCGCGCCCGCCGCAACGTCCACGTCTCGTTCGACAAGCAGGGTGCCCGGTGGACGGGCCGCATGGACCACTACGACATCGTCCGGACCAAAGAGGGCGACGTCTACATGGAGGTCGTGTTCAAGCACGACTACGAAGAGCTCAAGCACATCTACGTGTGGGCGAACCCGTTCCTGCGGCCCGAGTTCCAGTTCCCGAAGCTGTGGGTGATGTTCGGCCCCGCGAAGTGGGCGCTGCTGCTGACGCTGTTCGTCAACATCCTCCGCCTGGAGACCTCGCTGTGGACGCTACCGGACAACCCTCTGGACATCTCCGAGTGGTTCCCGTTCTCGCTGAACCCCGGTAACTGGCGCAACATCGTCAAGCCGTTCCCGTTCCTCGCGGACAACTCTCCGCTGACGATCGTGTTCTCCCGGTTCAAGTCGTTCCACGACACCGCGAAGAACGTCCTGGCCGACTCGCAGCTCACCATCGTGTGCCGCAGGTACTTCCACGGCGAGGACCCACACCCGTTCGCGGAGCTGTCCGGTGAGCTGGGCCTGCCGCTGATCGAGGGCATAGCCTCGCTGATCCCGCTGCGCCACGGCTGCCTGGTCTGGGACATCGTCGACAACTCCGGTTGGGGTTCGGAGACAGCGTTCGGCGGGTCGCTGCTGACCGGTCTGGTCCGCGCGGTGATGAACATCGCGTCGGACGGCATGACCGAGGGCATCGACATCTACACCGGGCTACCCACCTACCCGGGCGAGTACTACACCCCGGGGTTCCTCGGGACGTACCCGAAGGCTCCGCACGTGGTGTTCATGGAGTCCCCGTACACCGGCATCGAGTCCTCGAAGTTCACGTACACCGAGGCCACGGACACGTCGTTCGTGCTCGGCGGGCAGTCGATGCCCGGGGTGAACGAGATCATCTCGGCCGGCATCAACATGGGCGGCGACTTCCTGACGTCGCTGATCAACTCCCAGCTAGCCACGCTCGGCGCGTTCGGTGGCGCGATCGACCTGCCGCCGCTCGGCGGCATCATGGACGCGGTCGCCCGTCCGCTGTACGAGAACGTGATCCTCGCGTTCATGGAGATTCCCACGCTCCGCGCAGCAGGCCTGAGCCTGCCGATCGCGGGGCTAGAGGACATCGTCACCGGGCTCGGGGATTTCCACTATAACGAGGGCTGGGTCGACGGCGCTGACAAAGCGTTCACGATCTCCGCGATCATGGCGGCCCGCGCTAAGCAGTGGGCTACCCGGGCGAAGCACTCGCACGAGATCCAGGTGTCCGACGCTGCCCCGTACATCATCGGTGAGCGGGGCCACGGGCATTTCTGGCTCGGTGACCGGGTCGGTACCACGGTCCTCGGCTACCCCGATCCGTACACGATCTTCGTGGAGCGGGTCACCAAGCTCACCTACGAGTGGACGTCCGACGGCCCGAAGGGCTGGACCATCACGATCGGTTACAAAGAGCCCGAGGACCCGATCCTCAAGGCGTTCGAACTGATCCAGTACATCAACTCCAACCTCGGACAGCTCGGCATTCTGTAGCAGCCGAGCTTGATACGTAACGAAGAGAGCCCGCCACATGCACAAACCCCTGACCCAAGAACACGCCGACCCGGACAAGCCGGAGGAAGCCCTTGCCTGGGCTTTCTGGGGACTCCCCCACCCGTCCGGAGGCCACTCGCTGTCTAACCCGGTGATGGCCAAGTACTGGTCGAAGCACTTCACGGAGCTCGGGATTGTGCATGTGGACTCTCTGCGCCGGCTCGCTGACGAGAACGGCAACATCCACGTCAGCAAGCTGCCCCAGCAGACCAAGAAGTTCCAGGCTCCCGCCCGCGGGCCGCGGAGCCACTACAACCCCGCTGCGCAGTGGGTTCCCTCGGATACCCCGGAGCCTCCGAAGTTCCGTGTCCAAGATCCTCGGACGCTCACCCAGCAAGAGCAGCAAGCCCAGCTCGACATCTACAAGCAAATGGGCCTGATTCCTACCGCACCACTGCCGCAGCATCAGGCTGCGGTCGAATGAGAGGCCCGCTTATGCCAGACCTGGAAGACACCCAGCCGTTGCACGTGTCTGACCTGCCTACCGAAGAGATGGACCTCGCCGAGCTGGACACAGGCGGCTTCGAGATCCCGCACCTGGGCTGGGACTTGGACAAAGACGGTGACATCGAAGGCATCGAGGAGTACGTCCCCGAGCCTGCGGTGCTGCGCGGCGCTGTTGCCGCGGGCCTGGGATTCGCCGGGTTCGTCCTCGGTAAGACGTTCGACGTCTCGTGGATCGACCAGGCGGTCGCTATCTACGCGGTGGCCGCACCGTTCGTCCTCGGATTCGTGATCCGCCGCCACGTCACCCCTACGAAACGGTGACCGAGGTCCTGGATTGGTTGGCGGTGGCTAGCGGTCCTGCGGGCATCGCGATCGGTATCTACGGCGAGAAGTGGCGCTCCCGGCGACGGGAGCCTGCCGAGATCGAGAAGACCGAGGCGGAGGCCTCGCAGATCTTCGTCGAGACCGCGGTGACTCTGATCGCCCCGCTCAAAGCGGAGATCGCGGACCTGACCGTGCGCGTCAACCAGCTCGAAGAAGAGAACTACACGACCAAGACCCGGCTGCAGCTGTCGATCGATTACATCCGCGTCCTGCAGTCGTGGATCAGCAAGCACATCCCGGGACGGAAGCCTCCGGCTCCCCCGGCCGAACTGCTGCTCTGAACTTGATATGTAACGGAGGTCTTAGTGGCTGACGACCAGTGGGTACCCGACGTTCCAGACGGCGCGTTCGTCATCGGCGGCGGCGACTACCGCTACGGCCAGGACATGACCGAGGACATCGCCCGGTCGCTGTTCCAGGTCCCGGACTTCAACCCGGCCAACGCGCTGCTGGTGCTGCCGCAGCTGCTGCTGCGCCTGCCGCTGGAAGCGCTGCAGAAGTTCAAAGACTTCATCCCGAACGTGCTGGAAGGCGCGTTCAACACCGTAGCCGGCGCGGTCGACGCCATCATGGGCGCGATCCGCGAGACCCCGCGCGTGCTGGAGCAGATCCTCTCGTACCTGCCGCAAGAGCTGCGCGACGAACTAGAGCACGCCGCGGCCCGTATCGGCGCGGTGATCGACGCGATCGTCCAGGCGCTCACCGGCACCTTGAACATCGGCCACACGATCGAAGACCTGATCTTCGCGATGACCCACATCAGTCCGGGGTCTATCAGCGGGGTGCTCGGTGCGGGCTCTGTCGAGGAGGCGTTTCACAGGATCGTCGACGCGGTGGTCTCCGGCATCGTCGGAGCCACAGGCACGGGCGCAGGCATCTCTGACCTGCAGACGCTGCTAGAGAAGATCGCCTCGGCGGCTGCCCGCGGCGGGTTCGCCTGGGACATCCTCGGTATCCAGAACAACAAGAAGCCGAAGTCCGGGCTGTACAAGTCCGAGCGCGGCAACTTCGACCTGGACACCCTGAACTCCACGGTCCCGGTCGTCCCCGGCACTTCGATCATCGCGTTCGATGTCATCGAGCAGTCGATGCCTATCGGCCTGATCACCTGGATCGGCTGGGGCACCTCGGGCATCACCGACTTTTACATCAACGTCTACCGCTGCGTCGACGACCGCTCCGACCCGGAGCTGGGCGAGCTGATCCACCAGTCCGAGAACATCGCGGGTCTGTTGGCGGGCTCCGCGTCTCCCGGCGCGAACATGTCGTACGAACTCACTACCCCGATCGCGGCTGTAGCCGGCGACCTGCTGGCGTACGAGTTCATCGCCGTCGGCGGCACGCACACGATGCGCGGCCGGGACTTCAACCTCCCGGACAACGACGGCGCTCCGATCGGCAACGTCGGGGCTACTCGCTCGCTGTCGACGCCTTCTCTTCCCCCGGCCACCCTGGACAAAGCCGACGTCACCTGGACCGACAACGTCCCCCGCGTCGGTATCGCGGTGGACACCGGCACCGGCTCGGATCACCACGACCCGCAGGTCGAGTTCTTCGAGAAGCCTGTAGCTATCCCGGTCCCGGCGTGGTGCGACCGCATCGACGCGATCGTCACCGGTAAGGGTGGCGAGGGTGCCGACGGGTTCCTCGGGTTCTACGGCAACCCCGGTCAGCCTGGCGGTGTCAACACCGTGACCTGGACCCGTGGTGAGCACTTCTCCGGTACCACCACGATCTTGGAGTGGGACGGCGCTGAGCTGTCGATCCCCGGGTTCGAGGTGTCCGCTGCCAACGGCTCTAACGGCTCCGGTCAGCGCCCTGTGGCGCTCGGCAAGCCGGTCGGTAAAGGCATCGAGGAAGTCGAATACAACGGCCTGAAGCTGGCCGCTGGCGGTGACCAGCACGCGTACGGCGGCGCTGGTACCAAGCCTGGCGGCGGCGGTAACGGCGGTCACTGGCTCGGTATCTACACCCAAGGTGGCCCCGGTGGACCCGCGTGCGCGGCTGTCCAGTTCCGCAAGGGCGCTCTGCCCGGCGAGGTCGTGGGCGACGGCGAAGGCGACGTTACGCCTCCGAACGTCTCTGCGCTGCACGTCGACGTGTCTGCGACGTCCACCTCGATCACTATCACACCCTCGGGAGCTGTCGACGATGCCTAGCGGACTTCGCGGTTACAACGTCTACCGCAACGGCGTTCGACAGAACACCTCCCCTGTGACGGAGCTCGGGTCGGTGACTATCACCGGCCTGTCTCCGGATACCGACTACTCCGATCAGATCACGATTACCGCTATCGACATGGCGGGTAACGAGTCGCTGCCCAAGACGCTGGCTGAGCTGGAGGCGGAAGCTGTCACCGACGCTTTGTCTCCGGCTGACCCGCTGGACCCGGTGGTCCGGGCGCAGATCGATGCGCTGGTAGCGGCGAAGATCAAGCCAACGTCGGGCAAGGTCGCTGACGGCGCGATCATCGGGGTCGAGACCCCGACCGGGTCGTACTACAAAGCGTACGGCGGGGACCGCACCTCGAACACTCCGCTGACGCTGGAGAAGAACTTCCGGTACGGCTCGTGCTCGAAGATGTTCACTCACACCCTGATCCTCAAAGCGATCGATGACGAGCTGCTGGACTGGGACGATACGCTCTCCCAGTTCGTCACCGGCGTCCCGAACGGGGACCAGATCACGATCCGGCAGCTGCTGCTGTTCCAGGACGGGCTCAAAGACTGGATGACAGACCCCGCGGTCCAGCAGACGTACTTCCTCAGCCCGACCAACTCGTTCGACCCGCTGAACTACATCCGTAACTCGGTGGTGAACTTCGCGCCGGGTCAGGGCTCGTCGTACTCGAACGCAGCCTCGTGGCTGCTGGGCAAGGTCCTGGAGTCCGTCTACAACGACGGCCGGACGGTCGATCAGATCGTCGTGCAAGAGTGGCAGTCCGAGGTCGATATGCCGTCGCTGCACTGGCCGACGACGAACTACATGAACCCGCCGTATGTCCGGGGCTGGACCCCGAACCTGGCGCTGCCGCAGATCCAAGCGATCCTCGGGCCGTTCGCGTTCCTCGCGGCGTTCCTCGGCTACCCGACGTCCCAGGACCTGGAGTTCACCGCGGTCTCGACCTCGTGGTCGGGGGCTGCCGGTTCTCTCGCCGGGAACATAGAGGACTTCGTTCGGTTCGGTAAAGCGCTGTACGACGGGACGTTTTTGTCCGAGGAGATGCAGCAGCTCCGCAAAGAGATCTTCACGACGTACGTCGAGTACGAGCCTGCGGGACCTCATCAGGGTCCGGGCTGGATGGGGTTCGGTCTGAACTCGATCTGCTGGGGAGCGTGGCAGGGTTGGGTCGGCAACCTCGGCGGCTACATCGCGGTCATCTTCTACAACTCCGAAGACGGATCGGTCATCGCGGTGACTCTGAACAACTTCTCGGCCCACGTCGACGCGGTCGATCTGTTCTATCAGATCGCTTACCTGCTGAACCCCGAGTCCACCGGTCACCGGGACTGGATCTTCCGTCCGGATCCTGCTGAGGACGAGGACGAGGTCCGCGACCCGACGCTGTACCTGACGGTCGAGTCCACCGGTGACAACCAGATCCCGGCTGACGTGCCGTTCGAGATCTAAGGAGACAAGAGATTTCTGCTCGTTACAACAGCTGCCGTGCTGCGGCAGCCAGAGGCGATATCGACTGGCTGAACGACGACATCCGGGCGCTGATGATCGACGCCGACGACTACACCGTGAACCTGACGTCGCACACGACGCTGGCGAACATCCCGTCCGGGGCGATCATCGCTGTCTCGGAGAGCCTGACCGGTAAGTCGGTGACTTCCGCCGGCTGGGTGAAGGCTGACCCGACGGTGTTCCCCGAAGTTACGGGGGACACGGGTGAGGCGGTCATCGTCTACAAGCACACCGGTACTTCGTCTACGTCGACGCTGCTGTCGTATCACGACTCCCCTACTTACCAATTCGTCATCCCGAACGGGTCGGACATCCGTGTGATCTGGCCGACCGACGGGTTTATCCGCTTCTAAGGAGCACGCATGGCACTTCCCGAGAACTGGACAGACGGTGTCGGTCAGCAGGTTGACGCGGCGTTCCTGAACCAGCTTGGTTCGGAGCACAACGCGATGCAAGACGCGCTCGACGGTAAGTCGATCCTGGTGATCTCCCAGGAGGACTACGACGAGCTGGGGTCTCCGGACCCTGACACGATCTACGTGGTCATCGAATGAGTCTGAAGGTCGGTGACCTCGACGTTGTCGGTGTGTTCGTCGGGGATGCTGCGGCGAAGGTCTACGTCGGCGCGATGAAGATCTGGCCTCCGGTCCCGGACTTCACCCCGTTCACGATCTCCAGCGAAGACCCTGGCTACGAGGATCTGATCGACGAGCAGGTGCCCGAGGGAGCGTCAGGCTGCTGGGTGACTCTGATCGGCGGCGGGGGTAGCGGCGGCACCGGTCGGCGAATTGGGGGCGGGAACAACAGGTCCGGCGGCGGCGGTGGTGGTGGCGGGGCCAAGATCCCCCGGGTCTGGGTCCCCAAGTCCTCCATGGGCTCCACGTACACAGTTGTGCGTGGGCTTGGCGGGTCAGCTGTCACCGACGTGGGCACGTCGTCCGCCAACGGAAAGCCGGGCAACGTGGGCGGATCATCTCTGTTCTCGTCGGGAAGCGTTCAGCTCACCGCTGGAGGCGGTGGGGCAGGAGGCGGCGGGGGCAGCACGTCCGGCTCCGCGGGTAGCGGCGGAACCGCGTCCGCGATAGGCGTGTCAGCCACAGTCGCGAACGGGTCTGCGGGCGGTGCCGGTGACTACGACGCTGCGGGCGGTGCCGGTGTGAACAACACTTCCGGCGGCGCCGCAGGTGGTGGTGGCGGCGGCAGCGGGGACGGTAGCACCTACAACGGGGGTCGGGGCGGAAACGTTTCGTCGGCTAACGGTGGGACAGGGGCAACTAGCTCCGCGGCCGCCCAAAGCGGGCCGAGCCAGGAGGCGGGACAGCCCGGACCCGGCGGCGGCGGCGACCGGAACGGTGCCCCCAGGCCGTCGGGGTCCTCTGACTATGCGGCGGGCGACGGCGGTCTGTACGGAGGCGGCGGAGGCGGCGGCCGCCCCTTCACCTCATCCACCAACGCGTGGCGCAGCGGCAAGGGTGGCGACGGTTACGTTCTGATCGAGTGGGAATGACTCGCGCTTGACACGTAACCCGGTTACGAGTAAAGTCGTCTGCAAGAGAACGACCGGCGGGGCTAAGGCCTGAGAAACCAACCCCGTCGGTCGCACACCCACCATCAGGAAGGCACTGTTATGTTACGCACTATCGCTGCCGCGGGCATCCTCGCGGCTGGTCTCGGGCTCGGTATCGCACCGATCGCCCAGGCTGCTCCGGCTCACTGCTCGAACCACGGCTTCGGTCACGGTCGGATCTACAAGCACGCCTGCGCTACCGGATCAGGCGGAGCCAGCGCTGACTGGAACCCCGTGTTCAACGACGACGGCTCGTACAAGACCGTTCACAAAAACGGCAAAGACCACAAGGTCTACAAGTGCGTTCGGCACTGCGGCGGAGGCCGCGGCAAGACCGAGACCACCGACCCGTGGTGATCTAACCCCGCATACCAAGAAACCCCCTACCCGGCCCGCGAAGGCTAGGTAGGGGGCTTTTCTTGTTTCAGTGGGTATGGCCGTGATGACCTGTGTCTTCGTGGTTTGTCTGGTCAACCACCGCGGTCTCAGTGGTGTACGGTACAAACCCATGAGAGCCCTGGTAGTCATCCGGCTGTCCCGCGTCACCGATGCTACGACCTCACCGGAGCGTCAGCTGGAGTCTTGCCAGCAGCTCTGCGCCCAGCGCGGGTGGGACGTCGTCGGGGTAGCGGAGGATCTGGACGTCTCCGGAGCGGTCGATCCGTTCGACCGGAAGCGCCGCCCGAGCCTGGCCCGGTGGCTAGCGTTCGAGGAGCAGCCGTTCGACGTGATCGTGGCGTACCGGGTAGACCGGTTGACCCGATCGATCCGGCATCTGCAGCAGCTGGTCCACTGGGCCGAGGACCACAAGAAGCTGGTCGTCTCCGCGACCGAAGCCCACTTCGACACGACGACGCCGTTCGCGGCGGTCGTGATCGCGCTTATGGGAACGGTGGCGCAGATGGAATTAGAAGCGATCAAAGAGCGGAACCGTTCGGCTGCGCATTTCAATATCCGCGCCGGGAAATACCGAGGCTCCCTGCCGCCGTGGGGTTACCTGCCTACGCGCGTGGACGGGGAGTGGCGGCTGGTGCCGGACCCGGTGCAGCGCGAGCGCATCCTCGAGGTGTATCACCGCGTCGTCGACAACCACGAGCCGCTGCACCTGGTGGCCCACGACCTGAACCGGCGTGGTGTCCTGTCGCCGAAGGACTACTTCGCGAAGCTGCAAGGCCGCGAGCCGCAGGGCCGGGAGTGGTCGGCTACCGCGCTGAAGCGCTCGCTGATCTCCGAGGCGATGCTCGGGTACGCGACGCTGAACGGTAAGACCGTCCGAGACGACGACGGGGCTCCGCTGGTGCGGGCTGAGCCGATCCTGACCCGCGAGCAGCTGGAGGCGCTGCGCGCCGAGCTGGTGAAGACCGACCGGGCCAAGCCTGCGGTCTCTACCCCGTCGCTGCTGCTGCGGGTGCTGTTCTGCGCGGTGTGCGGGGAGCCCGCCTACAAGTTCACCGGGGGCGGTAGGAAGAACGCTCGCTACCGCTGCCGGTCGTGGGGCTGGGCGCAGCGGTGCGGGAACGGCACGGTCGCGATGGCCGAGTGGGATGCGTTCTGCGAGGAGCAGGTGCTGGATCTGCTCGGGGACGCGGAGCGTCTGGAGAAAGTCTGGGTAGCCGGCTCGGACTCGGCGGTCGAACTCGCGGAGGTGAACGCGGAGCTGGTGGACCTGACGTCGCTGATCGGCTCCCCGGCCTACCGGGTCGGCTCTCCGCAGCGCGAAGCACTCGACGCTCGTATTGCGGCGCTAGCCGCGCGGCAAGAGGAGTTGGAAGGGCTGGAGGCTCGTCCGTCGGGCTGGGAGTGGCGCGAGGCCGGGCAGCGGTTCGGGGACTGGTGGCGAGAGCAGGACACCGCGGCAAAGAACACCTGGCTTCGGTCGATGAACGTTCGGTTGACGTTCGACGTCCGCGGCGGGCTGACTCGCACGATCGACTTCGGGGATCTGCAGGAGTACGAGCAGCATCTAAGGCTCGGCAGCGTGGTCGAACAGCTACACGCCGGGATGTCGTAGAGCGGCTACCCGAGAACGCAGAAAAGCCCCCTACGCGCCGTGTAAGGGCACGCAGAGGGCTCTCTGGTAGTCTCTATTCAGTTGTGGGGTTGCGTCCGTCAGCGTGTCTACCCAGCTCCGCGTACGGCCCCTTGACAAGCTGAGCGACCTGAGCGGTGGTAAGAGGCGCGAACGCCTTCCGAACCGCTACGAGTACGGCTTCCTTCTGCTGCGTGGTCATAGCGTCATCATCCTCAATTTCTGTGACCGGGCGAGAATCCGCCCCATTGTCGTGTGCGTGAGCAGTGCAGTACGGGTCTACCCAGCTGCCGTCACTCATCTGCCAGCCCGCGAAGCAGCTGCATCCCGTCTGGCGCAGGCGGTACTCCTCTTGGTGGAGTGGACACTGGGCGTGGTCGCCGCGGGATCGCACACAGATGCAGCCCTCCGCCCGATAGGCGTGCTTGCTGATGTAGGTCCAGCTCACAGTTCTCTTACTCTCTTCATTCGTGGACCCGTACGTACGGCTGCAGAGGCTTGTCACGGTAGGCGTGGTAGCGCTCGGCCTCCTCGGCGCGGATGGCCTCGATCTCCTGAGCCGCGCTCACCTTACGACGCTGCAGCTCCGGATCGTCATGCTGACGCACCGTAATCACCTCTGCCTGGCGGGTCTGCGTCGAGATGATCTTCAGCAGATCCACCGCCTCGGTAAGTCGGTCGGCGATCACGGCCAGCTGCTCGACGGTGACGTCTTTCTTCTTCTTGCTCACTCGATCACCTCGGTGAATGGGCCGAACGTGGAATTGAAATCTGCGCCGATCTTCCCGCGGTACAAATCCGTCCACCAATGCGAAGTCCACCAGAGCGCGCAGTTCTCGTCCCACCAGAAGACGTCACACTCCCGGTCGCGAACCTTCACGCCCAGCGGGACGGCATGGATGCTGTCCCACACCCGGGCCTGGGCCTTCTCCTCGACGTCCCGCACCTGGACGAGCGTGACGCCGGATAGGATCTCGGCAGCCACCTGCTCGGCGTCATCGGAGTAGATCGGGGTCCAGTCGGAGATGACGTCGACGATCTTTTGCCGCACCTCCTCGGGGGTGAGGATCATAGGGATTACTTTGACGGTGATGTATTTCTTCTTCTTCTTGCTCATGGTCTCCTCGTTTGCCTGATGAAGTCGGCCCGTGCCGACTCGTAGTCCGGGTGGAACGTGATGACGCCGTAGAACGATCCGACCGACGGGAACACGATCCACTCCTGGGTGTGTGGGCTCTTGCGGATCAGCCACTTCCGAGCGTCGTTACCCCAGAGCTCTCTCACCGGAACCACCCCCGCATGATCTGGATCAGGTGCTCCAGCCGAACCTCGTGGTCGAGCATCCGGATCAGCACCAGTTCACGCACCCGCTTCATTCCGCGGTCCTGAAGCTGGTAGCTACACGCGGGTAGATGCGCTGCACCCATCCCGATGGGAGGCTGTCGTCCCGGCGGAAGAAGCCCTTCCGGTTCACCGACCAGTAGACCGTCCCGCCGGGTAGCTCCTGGCTGAATCGGACGTCCGGCAGCCGGTGGCGTCCCGATACGGATTCCCGCACGTGGGTCAGGCCCAGCCGCCGAGCGAGGCGCTTCTGAACCCAGAGTTCACCGCCCAGCTCGACGACGTACTCGTGCTTGCTCATTCCGCCCCCTCGTAACGGTCCAGCTCGCTCTTGAGCCCTTGGATCTCCAGCTCCAGGTCGAAGACCCGGCCCATCAGGTTGTCGCGCTCCAGCTCCAGCCGAGCCGCATCGTCGATCGCTTCCATCGACCTGCGCACCATGTCCGCGAGAGCGCCGTGGATCGACGCGATGAAGTCGGCGTCATCCTCGCTATGGAAGGACCCGATCCACAACCGGCTCTCGTCCTGGCTCACAGCCCACACGTCGTAGGTGGTGTGGCCCCCGTCCTTCTCAACCACCCAGAAGCAGTCCTCAGCCCCTGTGGTCTGCGAGAACACCTGATAAATTTTGTCCAGAAAGTCCTGAAACTCCACGTTGTTCCTTCCGTTACGAATCAAGCTGGGATCCGCAGAAATGGATCTGCGGACGGTTGCTCGTCTTTCTTCAGATACGCCGCGCCCCAGGATCGGCCCCCGACCTCCGGGTCGGTGTTGATCAGCACGCCTCGGAACGTCTGCTCCATGATCCGGCCGATCTCCTTAGCCGTAACCTCAGCCTCAGCCTCGGGTACCGACGCCAGAACCTCGTCGTGGATCACCAGACGGATCATCGGTGTCATCCCCGCTTCGTGCAGCCGCAGCACAGCGCTGGCCGTTACGTCACGTGACGTGGACTGCACCATGTAGTTCAGCGCCGCGTATCCTCGGTCAGGGTCGACGGGCAGCCGACGACCGGTAGGGGTGATGACGTACCCGAGGTTCGCCGCCTCCCGTTGCAGGCTCTTGGACAGATCGGTAACCCCGGGGTAGGTGGCCGCGAAGATGTCGAGCACCTTCTTCGCCTCCGGGAACGTGATGCCCGCGTTGGTCGCGAGCTTCCCCGCACCCCCGCCATACACGGTTAGGAAGTTGGCCATCTTGCCGACCTTGCGATCCATGCCCGCGGCGTCCGCGGTCACCTGGTGCAGATCCGCCTCCTCCTCGAACGCACGGATCATCGTCCGGTCGTTGGCGAGCGCCGCCAGGACGCGAAGCTCCTGCGCCTGGTAGTCGACCGAGACCATCAGCTGCCCGGGGTCCGCGAGGAAGCACCGCCGGACCATCCAGTCGTTGGCCGGAAGGTTCTGCGCCGAAGGCGATGTGGTCGACATCCGCGCAGTCCGGGCCTGCAGCGGGTTGATCCCCGGGTGGACCCGGTCGTTGGCGTCCCGTCGCTCGATGAAGTTGTGGACCCAGGTCTTCTCCCAGGAACCCCACTTCTTCGCCTCGATCGCCGCCTTCGCCAGAGCGTTGCCCTCCTCAGCCAGAGCTTCCAGCAGCTCGGCGTTCACCTGGCGCTTACCCGTGGCCGTGCGGCCTTTGATCTTCACGCCCGTACGCTCCAGGCCGTCAGCCAGCTTCTCGGTGGAGTTCACCGAGTCGACCCCGTACGCGTACCGAGCTACCGCGGTGTAGTGCTCGGACTTCCGCAGCATGTCCGCTGACAGCTTCTCCGAGTAGTCGACGTCCAGCAGGAACCCGGTGCGTTCGACGTACGACATCACCTCAGCGAGTTTGTGCTCGTACGGGATCAGTTTGTGCGACGACTCAGGCACCAGCGGGGCTACCTTGCCCAGCAGCCGGGACACCAGGATCGTGTCCATGCCGGCGTACAGCTCATAGTCCGGGTCGTCCAGGTCGACCAGAGCCCAGATCTTGTCTTTGGTGGTCTTGTGCTTCTTGGCCAGGCGAGCCATCGAGGCTTTGACCTCTTCGGCGGTCACTGGGTCGATGTAGAACTTCGTCAGCTCTTCCAGCTTGTGACCGGTCCCACCTTCTTTGTAGGCCCGTGGGTCTACCAGGTGCGAGTAGATCTTGGTGTCCTCGACCTTCGGCCACATCTGCTCCATCGGCACACCGAGCGTCCGCTCGATCACCTGGAGGTCGAACGCGGCGTTGTGGATCACGAAGCGCTGGACCTTCTGGAGAGCGGTGACGGCGGCTCCTACGAACACACCACCCCGCTCCACCGGCAGAACCCACGACTCCCACGGGTTACCGAACTGGATCAGCCGGATACCGAAGTCCGGCTTGTAGATCCCCAGATCCGTGGTCTCGGTATCGAGACCGAGAATCCGGAGGTTGGAGCGGATGAAGCCCTCGAACCCGTCGAGATCATCCTCGTGCTCTACGACGTTGACCAGAACTGTCTCGTCCTTGATCTGGTAGCGGTGTTGCTTCACCCGCCCCTCCCTTCGTTACGAATCAAGCCGGAGACGTTAGAGCCCCAGCTCCCGGCGGATCTGACCCTCCGGGGTTTCTTCCTTGACCATCACCCGCCCGTAATAGGCGATGTTGTTCTTGATCGGGAAGACCCGGTACTCCCCTTCCCCGAAGTCCACGGACAGTTCGTCACCGCTGATGCGGTACTCGCAGTCGTCCGGGAACGTCCAGAACAACCCGTTCTGAAGCATGACCATGAACTTCGGAACCTTGATTTCCTCGCTCAATTACACCCTCCTAGGTGGTTACGAGTCAAGTTAATTTGCGTAGAAGAACTTGGCGTCGCGACCGTCATCCTTGGTCGGAGGCATCCACGCGTGCCAGACCTTGCCGGTCTTCTTCGACACCCCGGTCTTGTAGACGAAGTCGTCGTACGGCTTCGGCGGAGCCCACTCCGGGGCTTCCTGCGCACCCTGCGGAGCCTGACGCTGGTACCCGCCGCCCGAGGACTGAGCGGGAGCCGGTGCAGCCGACCCGCCCGCGAACGCCGCGGCGACCTTCTTCACCTTGTCCATGTAGTCCTTGAACTTCGCGTCCAGCAGAGCGTCGGACTCTTCGACCGACGAAGCGTGGATAACGATCCACGGCGCGTCGAAGTCCCGGCCACCCTTCAGGGTGGTGACGATCTTGCCCTCGCCGGGTGCCACGTTGCTGCTGTTGTTGACCACGGTGGTCGCAGGAGCGGTGGTGGCGACAGGCTGCTCGGGGCCGTTGTCGTTTGAGGCCCAGGGATCGGTGGTGACAGTCATTCGGTTTCCTTCCGGTTGTAGCCGCGGGTCCATTCGGCACCCACGAACATCTCTTTGTCCTCGTCTGACCAATTAGCCAGGAGGGCTGGTTTCTGGTTGGGGTAGAGCTCAGGCGTCACCCACGCTCGGTACATGTCGACGCCGGACATACCGCTGAACTGGCCGTCGAAGATGTTCACGCGGCAGCCCCTGACCCTGCGCAGGACGGGATCAGGTGATCCCTGAACCGTCCCGAGCTGATCGGCACTATGTGGTGGCACACCGGGCACGTCCGGTGATGCTTCGGAGCACTGGAGGTCGCCTGCTCGGCGGTAGCCAGGTCGATCAGCTCCCGGTACGTCAGACCGTCCTCGCCGGCTGACTTCCACCCGTCGTCAGCGAGACGAGTAGCCATCTCCCCGACAGGGTCACTCGGGCCGTTGTGTGTCCGGATCGAGTCCGGGAACACCTTGGACCGTGAGCCTGGTCCGTCGTGGTCGTCGATCTGCTTGATGACCTTGTGGACCTCTTCAGCCAGCGCCTTATGGGCGTTCTTCAGGCGGTCCTTCGCTGCCTGATCCCGGAGGATGATCCCGTCCAGATACCTGGTTTTCAGCACCTCGGCATAAGGGATTTTTTCCTCTTCCGGAACGTTCTTCTGGCGGTCCCCGAGACGGTTGATGGCCTGCGGAATCACCTCCATCAGGTACACGTTGTCCGATCGGCCTTTGAGATAGTCTTTGATCGACTCCGACGAGTAGTCCCAGTCACCCCGGGCTAGGTCGTCCGCGAACGCGGACTCGCTCAGGATCTGATACGCGTGACGGCGCAGGAACGAGATGGCCTCGCCCTCCGACGGCTGCGTAGCCGCGGCCATCCGCGACGACTTCTCCAGAACAGCGACCCACAGGTCCCCGGTCAGGTCTTCCAGCTGATCGGCTGTCAGAGACCACTCCACCCCTGCGGACTTCGCACCTCGTCTGAGGCGCTTGTCCAAGAGAGAGTCATCCATTCACCGGCTCCAGACTGCGCTTGGCGTAGGTCTCCTCGACCAGAACCTCGATCAGCTCGACCCGGGGGATCTCCCGGGACCGGGCTTCGAAGTGCAGGTACGGCAGAACGTTCCCGTTACGTGTCAAGGCCACGGCGTCAGACTTCCCAGACCTGGCCGTCAACGGTGAACTTGCCTCCCAGGATCGGGACGATCTCAGCCTTGACATGCTTGCCGTCGACCGTGAGCATCCCGAAGCCCATCTGCCAGTTCCCAGCTCCGCCCTTTAGATAGTTGGCCTTCTTCATGTCCATCAGGTGCCCGACTTCCATGCCGGTGACGGTCTTGCGCACCGAGCCGCCGTACCCGAACGAGTGCGAGACGACAGCCTGCCGGTGCGTGTGGCCGCAGACCACGGACTTGCCGAACTTCTTGGCACCGTTGAGCGCTGTCGATCCGGCGATCTGGGATAGCGTCATCTTGCCCATGTGCCCGTGAGTGGAGATCCAGCCCGGAGCGATGTCGTAGAAGTCAGGCAGCAGCTCCACACCGAACCCGTCGAAGTCGAGCAGCACGTCGATGTCGAAAGCGTGCGTACCCTCCAGGGCCGGTGCGTTCTTGGAGAGATAGTCCCTGGCCCGGGAGTTTCCGGTCAGGTGGATCTTGCCGCCGTCTTCGATGAAGAAGCGTCCGTTAGGGACTCGGAGGCACCAGACCTCTCCCTCGTACGCGACCTCCTCGACGGTGTTCTTGTACAGTCCCGACAATGCGCGGTTGCTGATGTTCAGACGCCAGTGACCTGGCCGGTACTCGGTGGTCGACGCCCGTAGCCCGTTGGCAGCAGCCAGCATCTGCAGCTGCTCCCGCATACGGTCCTTGCACACGTACAGCACGTAGGAATCCCCTGCGCTGGTCGTGTCTGTACCGTCGGTGAACCGGTACTCCTCCAGGAACAGCCGGGCCTGCCGCTGTGACAGAGACAGTGTCCAGGTCGGGAGCTCGCTACGACCTCGGTCGAGCAGATCATCCAACTCTTGAACCTTGCCCAGGCTGAACTCGTACTGGGTCTTCGGAGGAGCCTTCAGCACCTTGCCGTCGATCTCGGTGATGCCTCGGTTACGTGCCCGTTCCCGGTATTCGATGCCTGCGTCGGCCAGCAGCTTCCGGACCTGCTCCGCCTTCTCGCCTGACTGGTAGAACGTCCAGCGCCCATCGGGCGAGCGATGCGAATCCGTGAGCCCCCAGACCGCGAGTCGGATCTCGGTGTCGGTGAGCGGGTAGTCCTCGTTCGACCCCTCGCCGGCGGTGTAGACCCACATCTTGTTTCCAGGCAGCGACGTCGGGGTGTGCTCGACCCACTTCGTCTTCTCCCGGTTCAGGCCCACCACTCGGTGGTTCGCTGTGATGGTCGCGTTGATCTCTCGGCCTCCGAGGGAGTACAGCGTGCCCGAGAACGGGAACCGGACAACCTCGTCGATCTGCTGCCAGATCGTGCGTCCTTGGTCGTCCACCGACATAACCTCGTCGTCGGTCGTCAGGTCGTCGACGTGGACGAACCCTCGTCGGGTGACGGCCCGGGCGTTTGTCCAGGAGCAGTCGTGGTTCCCTTCATGAGCCCCGATCCACCCGTCGTAAACCTTGCGGAGAGGTTCCAGGAGGTGCTTCTTGGCGTAGTCCGCGTCGCGGTACACCGAACCCTCGAACTCGCCCTTTGTGCCTTTGTTCCATCGCGAGGGCTGGGGCAGATCCAGGATGTCACCGATATGTACCACGCCGTACGGCTGGACATCCCCGATGAAGCGGATGACCGCTTGCATCTCTTTGCGCGCCTCGTAAGGCAACTGAGTATCGGGCAGAAAGACGATACGCTGAGTCATTTGGTTCCCTTCTCTGCGAGGAGGGTTAGCTCCGCGCGTACTGATCGGTAGACGTCGTCCAGCGCGTTGATCGCGTTGGTGACGGATGTGTAGGTGACGGTGTCGAGGTCGATGTACAGAGACATGCCGCTCTGAGGGGTTTCGGCCTCGCGGTAGATCTCGTGGTAGTCGCTCACTCGACGACCTCCGTGAAGGGGCCCTCGTGATCGCGGTGGGACAGCGACGGGCCACCCCACCTGACCCATACACGCCCGATGCGGTCCTCCACCCTGGTGTTGAGCGGGACGTCTGCCCAGCGATGCCACACCCGCGGCTCGTCCAGATCCACGGGATCGCCCTCGTCTTCGTCCGAGTAAGTGATGTCGTTGAGCGCATCCACCCACGACAGCGAGTCCGAGTCCTCGTTACGAATCAAGTCGTCGGGCAGCGGAAAATCGAACAGGGAGAGCTGTCCGTCCTCCTCTACCGGCTCCTCGTAGATCCGCTCGGCGCAGCCGGCGTAACCCGCGATGTCGGTGTAAGAGTCCCGGTGGTACCCCGTACCCTTCACCCGGGCCACCTTGACCAGGATCATCAGGTTCGCGACGTCGAGGTCAGTGATCGGACGCTCCAGGTACGCGGAGAACAACGCGGAGATGTCGGCGAAGTTCTCCCGGGGGTGCCCGTAGTTCTTGTTGCGAGGTCCGTGGATCAGGCGCTGCGCCTCTTCCAGGATGCTTTCTGTCATATCCCTACCTTGTCTTTCAGTGCTTGAACGCCTTGCTCCAACACAAGGCTGTTGACGTCCTCGCCATCCCGTCCCATCGGGATGATCTTGGCGTTAGGCAGAACACCTGCCACCGTCTCAGCGAACTGCATCCCCGCATCGTCACCGTCCGCGAGTATCAACACCTCCCGGTACCCGAGGAACGGTTCGCGGAAGTGCTCTTTCCACGCCTGCGCACCGGGAACCCCGACCGTGGGGAACCCCGCGACAGACGCTGTCAACGCATCGATCTCGCCCTCCGCGATCCCGACGCGCTGAGCCGGTTGCAGCAACGCCAGCGTGTTGTACAGCCGCCCGGTGTCGCCCGGGACGGTCAGGTACTTCGGTTTACCCTCGGCGGCGTCTAGGCGACGAAACCTCAGCGAGACCACCTGCCACCGCTCGTCCGGAGCCCATCGCAGGTAAGGGATAGCGAGCATCCCTTTGTACATCTCGTGACCCGGCAGCGGTTCCTCCACGTACCCGAGGCGAAACTGCGTCACCGCCTCTGCGATAGCCGGCGCGGTCAGCCCGCGGGTTGCCAGATACTCCTCGGCCACGGACCCAGCCAGCGCTTTGTGATAACGCTGCGACGCCTGAAGGAGATAGCTCTTGTGCTCTTTCGACTGCTGTTTGATAGTTCACCTCCTCGTAAGTCATCAGCAACGTGATCGCGTTGCCCCGCGCCGAACAAGCGAGGCAGTTGAAAGCGTTCAGCTGGTACGACACCGCGGCAGATGGCCGCGACTCCTCGTGGTGCCAGCAGAGGCAGGGGATCCACACCCGGCCCGTGTCCTCGGGCGGTACCCAGTCAGGGGCCAGCCGCTCGATGACCTTCGCGATCAGCGTTTGTGAAGGTTCCACCGGAAGACCTCGTACACTTCGATGCCCTCGTGGTACGGGAACTGCTGCTTGAGCGCGTCGTCTAAGAACTCGTGGACGTCATCGGGGTCGGTGGTCGGATCGACCTTGACGAGCGCCTCGATCTTCATCCAGCTCACTTGCCCCACCTCCGAGCGGTGCGGTCCACGGAGTGCTCTGAGACGTTCCGGGCCAGCGCGTACTTACGCGGGTCCAGCAGAGCCCCCAGCAGCTGCTGACGGAGCAGGTTCGGGCGTGCAGTCGGTTTCATCGTTTCTTCCTTCCTTGGTTACGATTCAAGTTCGGGACCTCGATAGGAGCGATCCGTTTCCCGATCACCGCGAACGCGGGCGGGTTCTCCAGGTAGTCGATCCCTCGCTGGAGAGCTTCGGGGTCGTCACCGAGGTGACCGAGTACGTTGCGGTTACAGGGCGTATCCAGCAGCCCGCGAACGTGCCCGGTTCGGTGGTCGTGGTCGACGGCCAGCTTCTTCCGCAGGCCCCGTCCTTTGCGGCAGATGTAGCACCTGCCACCTTGGGCCTCGTATATCCGCCAGTACTCATCGGCGGTGATGTCGTAGAGCTCCAGAAGACGCTTCTCCCACGCCGTATCCTTTCGGACGGTTCGCTTTTCGCGATGGTGGGTAGCGCATCGAGGTCCCGGGTGAGGGGCGGCTCGGCGGGTTGTGATCCCGGCCGCTGCGCAGTCGACGCAGCGCCGGGGCTTAGGCTTAGCCGCCGCCATCCAGCCACCCGACCAGCCACAGCCCTGCGCCCCACGCGATGATCGAGTACGCGATCAGCTGCTCGATGCTCACGCCTCGCTCCACGTCCGCCGATGTCGGCGCTGAACCGCGATCATGATCTTCTGCGCGTCGCCGCTCATGGCTCCTCCTCGAATGATTCGCAACCACACGCTTCACAAGTTCCGATGTCCGAGTGATGCGATGACGGGTGTTGGCATGTGGCGCAAGGTGTGGCGGCGTAAGCGGCGATTGCTTCGGCGCGGGCTACCGGGTCGTTCATAGGTCGATTCCCGTCGCCGTCACGAATCCGCATTGCGTGCACTCCTGGTACCATTCGCCGCGTCCGTCGGAGGATTCGGGGCCGATAATCTGCGTGCTCCGGTGCTGGCACACGTCTCGCCAGTGTTTTGCGCATAGGTATTGCAGTCCTCGCGTGTCGGGAATGCGGGGGGGCTCCGATGCGTTCGCATTGGCCGCCGCTCGTAACCGCTTCGCACTGCTCGCGGTCCACGTCGCTCATGCTTCCTCCCCTGCAGCCACAACCGCAGCAGCGGCGGCAGCGAGGAGTGCGGCAGCGGCAGCTCGAACCTTCTCAGGGTCCGTGATATGCCACTTCCCCCACATGATCGTGCCGTCATCCGTGGTTGCGATTGACCCGTGCGGATACTCCCAGTCGGCATAGCCGTTCACATCATCCGTAGCAGAATGCACAAAGTACGGTTCGGGGAGTTGGATTACCGCCACACCCGGAAGAGATAAGACGGCGTCAGCAAGGATCTCGCCCGGATCAACTCGACAATCCGACGAGCCTCCGACGATCCGGTAATGCGCCCGCTGCAGGGCCTCTGTGAGTACTGCACGTAGCTCTGGGCTCACTTCTTCACTCCTTTGATCAGCTCCCGGATCTTGTCGGCCCGGAAGTCGTCCCACCACGCTCCGGTGCTGGCGACGTGAACCACCGGAGCGGTCTCGTAGCCTTTCTGCTTCACCAGCTTCAGAGCCTCGGGGTCCTGGTCCACGCGGACCTCCCGGAACTCCACACCGCCGCGGGTCAACGCGTTCTTGGTGAGCGTGCATTTGAAGCAGTCCGGGCCTGTGGTGAACACCGTGACGTCCTGTTTCTCGTTACGAATCAAGTTATCGGGCATCAAAAATCCTTCACTAGGTCAGACGATCCAGCTCGACCCGAGGGTGGACCTCTATGGTCACCCGCTCTGGCCCGAATCGTGCCACCAGGTACTCGTAGTGCCTCATGTAGTTCTTGTAGTACACATCCTTGAAGGAGGGTTCTCCATGCGGTGAGGTGACGGCGATGGCGGCATAGGGTGGCCGCGGCGGATGCTGTGTGCGGAATTCTTTTGTAGTGGCGCGCCGCTCCTCGACCCAAGCGTCGAACTCGTCGTCGGTGACGATCGTGCCGTCCGGCTGCTCGATACAGCTGAGAGTCCGGTAGCCCTCCTCCTCGATGGCGTACGCGGTAAGGAAGGCATCTTCCTTGCTGGAGCATTCTTCAAAGTCCAGGCCGCCGCGGCGGGTCCAAACAATCCAAGTCTTCAAATCGTTTCTTTCATGCCGTCGGCCGGGGTTGTTGATCTCCATCAAAAATCCTCCTCTTCTGTGCCTTCGAACCTTGGGCATCGGGGGTTGCCTGCGCATGTGCAGTCGTATCCGCCACCCACAATTCCCGGACAGACTCCACAACACCCATCGGGGCGCACGTCCTCGTTGATCTCCATCAAAAATCCTTAATCTCCATCTTCGAGCCGTCGAACTTCAGCTCGGCGTACAGCCGGCCTGAGGGATCGGCCTTCGATGATCTGTTCTTCACCGCGGACACCCGCAGAGTGTCAGCCCCGAACTGTGACGGCACCCTGTGCAACGTAAGTACTAGCTCGGGTACGCGGCCAATCTGCCCCTTGATCCCCGACAGCGGGATCGGCTTGTCACCGGAGTTGTTGTCAGCGGTGACGTGGTGCAGACCGATGATGCACGCGCCGGTCTCCCGGGCTTTCTCGTGCAGCCAGTCCATCAGTACTTCCAGACCACCGAACGGGTCCTCGTCGTTCGCGGCTACCCCGGTGATGACGTTCGTGATGTTGTCGATCACGATCAGCTGCGGGTAGTTCCCGAACGTCTCCTCGTACGCGGCCAGCGAGGTCTCGATGACCTTGAGCGTCGGCTGCGCCGAGTAGTTCAGCCGGATAGGGATACCGTTCGGATTCCCCGGGGCCGCGTTCCACGTCAGCACCTGCGGAGGCAACTGACCTTCGCGTACCGCCCGAGCAGACTCAGCCAGCGGCATCCCGAGCTCCATCGACAGGATGCGAGTCGACTGCGTGAACGCGTCCGAGTCAGCCGAGAGGTAGTACGTCGGGATACGGCCTTTGAGCGCTAGAGCAAGCGTGAACGCCGACTTAGCCCCTCCGGGTGCTGCCGCGATCAGCGCCAGCTGGCCCCGCAGGAAGTTGATGCCCTGCTTGGTCAGCGACCGGAACGGTACAGGCAGAGGGTCACCGGCGTTCCCTTTCTGCTCGATCGATTGCATGATCGACAGCATCAGCCCTCCCTGAGTGCTTTGACGATCTCCCGCATCTGATGCTCAGCTTGCTGCCCGAACTCAACGCCGGCGTCGCACGTACAGCCTTCGACTCCCCAGGAGTACTCGGCAGGCTGGTGCTCCTCCAGTACCCGAAGAGCTGTGATGTACTGAACCGCGGTCAGATCCTTCACTCGATCACCTCTTCCTCCGTCGTGTCTTGTACAGCGATAACCCGGGCGATCCCGGCGGCTACCCCGAACACCAGCGCGCCGGCTAGGGACAACCCTCCGAGCGCGGCCATAGCCAGTCTGTTCATCGATCCTCATTCAGCCGGTCCCGAAGCACACTCATCAGCACCCCGAGGCGCTGCGCGGCCACCTGAGCGCAGGGTGTGCGTCGGGCGTCTAGCTCCCACTGCCATCGAGCCTCTGACTCCAGGAGGTTCAGGGCCTCTCGACGCCCGTGCGCCACCCCGGCCTCCCACGCTGATCGCGGGTCCTCCGGGATCGGTTCTAGGATCACGCTCACTTCGTCCCCCTCGCTATGAACCCGTTGTAGATCGTGCGGCCTTCCTCTTTGGCCTTGACTTCTTCAGCCCAGACTTTGTCGGTAGCTTTGATCAGCGCCGACTCGGTCGTACCTAGGAACTTCACCAGCGGAGGACCGAGAAGACCCCGGCGAGCAGCGCGCAGCACCCCGCCGAGTTCGTGAACCGCTCGCTTGTCTTCCAGCTCGACGTCCAACAGGTTCCCCGGGCCCGGCCGTTTGGTCACAGTCGACTTCAGCGCCGGGTCCGCAAGAGTCCATCGCTCGGTCACGGCCGGAACACCTCCGTGTCCCCCCATTCGCCACCGGGGAGGTGATCGTTCACGTAGAAACCCTTCGAGTACGCCTCGCCCGTGTAAACCCCTACCCAGCGATATGCGCCGACCTTGATGTAAATCGAGGCGTCCTCCGGCCCGTAATCGCCCCTTCGAACTCGCACGGTCCCGATAGATGCCTCGGGTTCCGGCTTCTCGGTGATGTCGAACCTCTTCAGGAGGTCCGTCGTAGCATCCATGATGGCTAGATGACTAAGGCCTCCGGGTAGAGCTTTGGCGAGCACCTCGCGGATCAATTCCTCGTTACTAGTCAAGTCTCATCCCTTCCTGTGATACCGAGCAGCGGATGCGACGCTGAACAGCGGCGTCGGCTTACCCCACTTCGGCGAGTAGTCCCCGACCGCGGCGAGCCCCTGCTTTCGCCAGCGTCGGACTGTGTCTGTATCGACCCCGAACAGCTCGGTCAGCTGCTCCTCGGTCGCTAGTGATGGATTGCTCACGACCGCTCCTTGATCTCGAACTGATCCAGCAGCTTGCTGGCTCGTGCCCTGTAGTGGTCTCTCATCTCCTCGTTCGGATGTGCGGACCACTCGAAGGGTCGTCCGTACGGCACGGCCTCCCACAGCGCACGCGCGAGCTTTTCAACGATGTCCATTTTGTTTCTCCTTTGTTACGAATCAAGTTTCAGGCCATAGAGTATTCACAGCTCAACGCCACGTCGCACCTCGCGCAGCTAGCGCCAGGCTTAGGCGTGAAGTCCCCGGCTTCCAGCTTCCGCTCCATCTCGTGGAACCGGGCCGAGATCTTCTCCCGCGTCCAGTCCGTCAGGTCGTACGGATACGTCGGCTTACCGGTCTTCGCCATGAAGTACACGCCGCGCGTGATCTCGACGCCGTACAGCTGTTTCAACGCCAGCGCGTACACCGCGAGCTGAAAGTCATCCCCGGGCTTGAGTCCGGTCTTCCAGTCGACCACCAGCACCTCACCGTCGAGCACGAGCACCGCGTCGATGTAGCCCCGGATCTCTATCCCATCGAGCTCGAACTCGATCGCGAGCTCTATCCCCGGGGTACCGTCCGGTGTGTGCCACACCTCTAGGCTCTGGTGGTTGTCGATCCAGTCCAGGGTCTTGTCCACCTGCTGCAGCCCGATACCCCATCGACGTTCGATGTCGTCCGCGCCGCGGTACGGCCCGGAGGCGAACCACCAGCTGAGGTTAGGGGTCTCCTCGGTAGCTTCGTTGATCCCGTCGGCGTACTCGGCCTTGAAGATCTCATAGCACTCCTCGCGCGTCAGCGGTGCGCCGGCGAGCTTCGAGAGCATGTATTTCTCAGCCACCGCGTGGACCCCGGTACCCTGCTGCAGCCACGCCGCTGGGCGTCTCCACACGCGCTCATGCCTGGCCAATTTCCAGCTGAACGGGCATTTGTCGAACTGCGACAGCTGCGAGACCGACCGGGGCTTCTTCTCGTACGTGTAGTTACGAGTCAAGTTGTCAGTGTCAGCCACGAGAGTCCTTGACCGCCATAGCGAGCGCCACAACCCAGCCGATGAACGTCCATCCCAGGAACACGTTGATCACAGCGACAGGCTGCTTCAGCGAAGCTTTCCGGTAGTACGCGACGATCGTCGGGACGAAGTACGCGGTCCCGAGCACCACGAGTAGCGCGTGGCTGGGGCTGATCGACATCAGTACGATCAGCGCCACGATGGCTCCCAGAGCCAGCCATCCCTCGATACGACCTTTACGCTTGGCCGCACGAGCGGCCGAGTCGGCTTGCGGGTAGTAGCCGGGTTGGTACGCCGGCTGATCCCAGATGTTGCTCATGATGCTGCCTCCTCTTTAGATTTGCGGGTCGCGTTGCAGCGACGCTGTTTGGCCAGGCCCAGCTCCACGAGCAACGGGCACGGGTTGAAGTCCGCGGGCTGATATTCGCGACGGAGAATGTACTTCATGAATTCCCCGATTTCGCCCATGATGTATTTGTCGCCGTGACGTTCTTCGCGTTCGACTGCATCAGGCTCGCAATACCTGTCGATGAATTCTTTCACTTCCCGGTAAAGGTAGCTGTCGTCGGTTAGCCACGTAGAACGGTAAACGTGGAGGCCGCGAATTCCGGGGACCAGATCGAGTGTATTAGCGCGGATATACGCATCTTTAACCACGTTCAGAGTAGGGACGATTGTCTTACCGATAACTCGGGAAGTGATCTCGAACATGCGGTGCAAACCATTCTTCTAAGAAAAGGGGCGGGTGGTTATCAGGGCTCCACGCTCGGGAAACGCCAGATGTGATGACGTCCGATCTCGGACAGAGTTGTGTATTCGTTGACTCTGATGAGTAGGTCTTCGTCGGATTCCTGGCGCTCCCTGTATGCCCAACCCCCGCGTTTGCTGACGCCGGGTATAGGCGGGATGTTCGGATCGAACTCGACAACCCAATTGTTCTCACGAAGCATCCGGTAAAACGACCGGAGACGCTTCAGCTTGTATTCTTTCATACCTTTGCCGCGTGTGGCGATGTATTCGCCATGATCCCTCAGTCGTTTATGCGGCGCGCACTGAGAAAGAGGCTCGGGCACCTTGAACGGGTATTCGCGGCGGATAACCTGCCGGGCGGTCAATTTACCTCCGTACGTGTGAACGTGCCATGAAACAGCCTGTGGTGTCACACCGTACATCCGGGCGATATCTGCCTCAGTCTCCCCCGTAGCTTTCAGGGCCTCAATCACTTCTAGTGAGAGGCGGGGGAGCTGTTCTCTGGTGGTTCTCATCGGTCCTCCTTGTATTACAGACCAACGTATCTTGCATCTTGTTACAGCGCAAGGCACAACCCCCTCGATACTTGACAGTGCGACGTAGTTTTCTGGTGTCCCAGATCTGGGACTCTTCCCCCGTGGGAGAAAGTAGACCACTTGATCTAGTCCGGCGCAAGTGTCAAACGTCACTAAGTTCGTAGCTGAACCGGCATCGTAACAACCGATACCGGCGTTACAGCTACCAGACCACGACTCGATCCGCAGCGGAGCCGCTGGTCAACACCACCAACGGGATCTGCAGTAGCGACTCTTCTTGTCTTTCCCGCGGTCTTTGCCCGGGCCGGCTGAGTCGTGTTTGCTCTCGGATTTCTTCTCCGGATCGCACGTCGGTAGGTCCCCGTGGGCCACGTGCCAGTCAGAATCGGCCCTGAGACCGCCGTGCTCCAGCTGGTGAGACACCGACCGATGCTCGCACCCGGAGAACCCGTCAGCGCGCGCTGACGGGGCTACCAGGACCGCTGCGAGCATCACAGCGCCGACGACGAACCAGACGACGAAGGCCAGGCGCTTAGTCACACCTGCCTCACTCTCTTTAGTCCGACGGTTCCCGACAGGTTCTCTCGGACGAACGCCCACGACTCAGTCCGTACCCACGACGAGGTGAACAACCCTTCAGCGTGGACGGTAGCGTGGTGCTTGCAGAGCAGCAGCTCGAACTGACCGTTCTCCCAGCGCTCCATAGCCGCGGCAGAGCACGCGTCGCAACGATCGGTGAGCCGCAGCTCCCCGGGAGGCGTTGCGCCATCCTCCCGGGGAGGCGAAACCTGGTCTGGAGTGGTCACGCGTCCACGTCCTCTCGCTCTACGAACTCGACGTACACCTTCGCTGTCTCCAGATCGGTGTTCAGGATCTTGAACCAGAACGGGTTATCACCCCGCTCGAACTGGTACAAGTCGTACGACCCGTTGGTCTTCGCGACCAGCTGCCAGTTGTCCGAGCGGTGCATGGCCCCGTACTCGGTCTCGAACCACTCCCCGCTCACAGCCCCACCGCTTTCGTGATCAGGAACATCAGCGCGGCCCCAGCGACGATCGCACCGACCGACAACGACAGCTCGATGCTCAGCGGCAGGCCCGGGTTGCTCCGTCGGTACAGCTTGCGAAGCTCGGCCGGCGAGTACGACGCCGCGATGATCTGGTTGAACGCTCTGAGTTCTGTCTCGTTCATCAGGAACCCACTTTCGCCAGGATTACCAGCGCGTCTGCCAGGCCGCTGGCCCGTGCCCCACCGACTAGGCAGCTCTTCTCGTCGCCGCGGGCCGCGGCCTCTTCGCAGAAGAGGAGCCACTTCACGCGCTCGTCGTTGATCAGGTCTACTGCATCGCTCAAGGTCATCGGATCTCTCCTCGCAGCGCGAGCTCGGTAGCAGCGGCAGCAGCCGCGTCACGGTTCACCGAGGTGACCATGCGCTGAAGCTCCGGGGTCGAGAGCGTGACGAACCACGCTTGTGTGCTGGTCATGGTGTTCCTCTCGTTACGTGTCAAGCCGCGACGCGGCGGGTAGTGGTCTTGGATGTGTCGATCAGGTGCCGTCGACCGAGATCGTCGACGACCGTGAGCACGGTGCCCGCGGTGAACAGCACCCGCGCTGTCCAGCCAGCGGGTCCGCGCGATGCGATGTGGATGGTCATGCGCGGAACCTCTCGATGCGGTCCAGCTCGATGCAGAGGCTTTCGACGCGCACCGTGTTATCGCCGGAGCCGAATCCGTGCAGCGTGCCCGTGAGTACCCGCCCGTTGTCAAATGTGACCTCTACGGGGCCGAACGCCCCTTCGGCGGTGATGTCCTCGACAGCTTCGCGCAGGATGGTGCCGAACGTACCGACCCAGCCGTTGCCCGAGTTGCGCAGATCCAGGTCGTAGTTTCCATCGTTGTTGTAGATGCGGCTCATAGCGCTCATGGTGACCTCCTAGTTGGTTACGAATCAAGTCAGCGTGAGCAGCCGTGAATCGAACACGGTCAGCGCGGTGATGTCGGCTGAGCGAACCTGCCTGCTCGTGCCAGCTCGTCGTAGCCACGTGCAACGGCTCAGAGCTGGACTTCAAAGTATGTTGTGGGCCGGGACTCCGCATTACACGGGATTTGCATCAGGGTCAACGCGCGGTCTGGGCTCGCCTGAATCTTGCTGGCCTTTGTTTTGTTGTTGATACCACTCTAACCCAAGGTTTGGTTACGAGTCAAGTGGGTATCCAAAAGAATTTCACGCGGCATTTTGCCGGCGCAGATAATCCATCAGGCGCTCCCCGATGAACCGGGTGTACGCCGGCGGAATAGCCTCCGCGATCTCTTTCCGGACATCGGTCCAGTCCATGCCCATAGCCTGCTGCCACTGGGCCACCGTGCCCTTGCCGCCTCCGTCGCCGTACACCGCGAAGTAAGGCCCGTCGTACCACTTCCCGTGCCGGTACCCCGCAACACGGCCGCGATGCGGAACGTGCGCTGGTTGAGGAATGCCTACCCTGCCAAGTTCGAAGTACCGGTGGCGGATCACGCCGAGCCCGAACATCTCGCCGCACAGCACGAGGTCACGACGAACCTCTGACCCCTGCACGTTCTCGATCACGGTCGGGACGTCGAACCGCGCCAGCATCCGCCGGGTCTGCGGGATAAGGTTCGGGTACGCGTCCCCGTGCGTCCGCTTGTTCGTCCCTTTCGTCAACGCGGTCTGCGACTGGCACGGGGGCGACGCGTGGATCACATCGAACTCATGCCCGTGCGCGTCCAGGTACTCCAGCGCGTCGTCCTGGTGGAACTCGTCGCCGGCGTACCGGGGCTGCGGGTTGATGTCCACGCCCACGACGTAGAACCCGGCGTCCTGGTACCCGCGGCTGGCACCGCCAGCCCCGCAGAACAGATCAAGCATTAGGGGCCTCTCGGTCATGTGGTCTCCGTTTCTGTGTCCAAGAGAAAGCCCCCGGGGGTTGCCGGGGGCTGGGAGGAGGCCGGGTCAGCGACCCTGCCAGTCGGTCCCGTGCTTCGGGTCCGGGTGGACCCGGTGCGCGGTCCGGGCGAGGTACTCGCTCGCGGTCTCCAGGCGGTAGCCGCGGAGGGCGTTGCCGCCGATGACGTCGTTGGTGTTGACGTCCACCAGAGCCCAGAGGCGGCGGGTGCCGCGGACCCACTCGACGACCGCCTGACCGTCGCGGACGCGGGAGTCCGTCTGGGTCCAGCCGGCGTCGGCCATGTCGGCCATCAGGTCGGTGATGCAGGCGGCGTATGCGGTGGCGGTCATTTCGGAACCCCTTCCTTGCCGGCCCTTCCGGCATGAATCAAGTATGCGGCATGCGTCGGTTACGTGTCAAGGGATTTGTCGAAGAATTTCTCGACGGATTTCCGACGCCTATCCCGTTCCGTGTCAAGTCCCCCGGGTCCGATCCATCAGTCCGTGCGTGATCGTCCGCCAGCGCGGCCCTCAGCCCCGGGAATCGACATGCTCGTGCACCGCGGCGAGATCCCCGTCGAGCACGAATCGCCACTCCATCGGGTTGTCCACCGGCCCGGTGAACAGATCGAACACGCCCACGCCGGTCTCGACCGCGTACCACCGCCCCGTCTCGTGCCGGTACCCGTCGCCGGTCCTCTCCCAACCGCTCATCGTCATCGCACCGAGGCCTTACGGTGGCCGAGACCGGTACCGTCGGGGAGCTTCGCCACCGCGGCCGGCTGATGCTCGACCGGGTAGATCACGGTGTACTCGGCGTCCACGTCCGCGTTGCCCACCTGGACCACCAGACCGCGATCCTCGTCGCGAACCACCGCGACAGTCGGGCGGCGGTAGTCCTCACGCACCGGGCCGGCGATCTCCTGGCCCAGATCGATCGCCGCGGCCAGAGCCTCGGCGCGGTCGTTGTAGCGGGCGCGGGGCTCGCGAACGGTGGTGCCGCCGAACTCTGCGACGGTGATGGCGCTGATGGTGAAGTACGGCATTGGATTCTCCTCGTTCCGAATCAAGGCTGGCTGACGAAAGCGTAACCGGCGATCACCGCGAGCATCACCGGGATGAAGCTGATGATGATGAGTGCTGCGGTCATGTACCTAGTATGCACCCCGAGTCGTTACGTGTCAAGTCCTCGACCCCAAAACAAAAACCCGGCCGAAGCCGGGTCTCTGGTGCGGTCACCTGTCAAGCCGCTGACACGTGGTCATCCGCCACGTCTTTAGCCGCGTGTTCCGCGGCGTACCGTCGCGACGCCCAACCGCACGAGCACTTGGCCAGGTACGGGTACCCGTGGTTGCTGGGTGTCCACACCACCTCCGTCTCGTGGGCGGCCGGCTGCGGAACCGGGGCCTTGAACATCTCGAACGAGCCGAGGTACGACACGACATCGGCAACCGAGGCCGAGGTCTGCGGCTTGATCGGGCGGTGGCTGCTGATCATCGGGTCTTCCCCTTCCCGTCGAGGGCGTTTCCCTCGAACAACCATGACTTTACTCGTAACCGGGTTATGTGTCAAGTCGAATCCGCCGGCGATTCCACCCGGACACGAAAGAACCCCCGACCCGAAGGCCAGGGGCTCGATCAGCACGGGGTCGATCAGCGGAGGCTGTCGATGTGGATGCAGCCGACCTTGTCGGGGCCGAACTCGGGGCTGAACCCGAGCACCTCATCCTCCTCACAAGGGAACGACGACTGATCGAACGTGGTCGGATCAGCCGAAGCGATCCACGACGGAGTCGCGATGATCGCGGGAGCTGCGATGAGGAAGAAGCCGGCTGCGATGCGCTTGGTGATGGACATGACGTTCCTTTCGTCGGTGTGTTCCGTGTAAAGGCGACGCTACACCGCACCGTGGTTACGTGTCAAGCCCGAGGTTCTGCACACGGGGGTGCCGCATATACAGGGGTGCTGTGCACAGGGGTGTGGGTAGCAGCGGGGGGGCTAGGGCACAGGGGGTAGGCGGGGGTGTGGGTGCGCAGGGGTGTGCGTGCCGGGGAGGGGCGGCTAGGCAGGGTGCGGGGTACGCCGGCCGGGGTGCGCAGACTCGCAGCGCACAGGGGGTTGCGCTGCCGGGCGGGTGTGTGGTAGACTGGGTGTACTCCGGCAGACGGGGTCACAGGGGACACGCATCGCGCGGACCCCTAGGGGGGCACCCCTACCCCCCGCGTGTTGACCGGATGGTAA